TTGTAGTCAATTCAACCTTTGAGAAAGTTGCGCCTGCATTTGTAAATGTAGGGTCTGCTTGTGCTGCTGCACGAATTACACGCTCACCAACGTTAACTTTTTCAAGTTCCATTGTGTTTGCTCGCATAGTAACTCTACGTCCGTCTTTAGCGAGAACTGTAGCATCCCACACATAATCAATGAAGCGACGTGCTTGTTCAGGCAATAGGATACCACCTGCAGTGCCGACAGGGTTAACTGCGTTGGCACCTGATGTTCCGTAATTTGCACCAGTAATGTTACCTAGAACGCCGTCACGGCCACTTACGATGGCTGCTGCGTCTGCTGTAGAACCAGATGCGACTGCACCTGTTCCATCATGGCCGTGGCCAAGAACAGTTCCTGGATAGTTTTTTACGATATCTTCTGACATATTGTTCACCTCCTAGTGATTTTTATGTTAGTTATATAGGTCGGAGAATTTGAGGAAACGTCCGCCCCATAGGGATTTTTGAACTGGAGTTGAATCCAATTCCTGCACGATCTCGCCTAGATCGCCAGACTTGCGGAAAGCGGTGTCCTTTTCTACGGAATCAACTCTCTTTCCAATTTCATTAAAAGTACCCTTGATCTGATTTACATCAGTTGTTGTGGCATCAAGAGACTTCTTTATATTAGCAACTTCATCACTAAGTGACTTGAGTGTTGCTGTTAGATCGCCAAAGGCATTAGTAACAGAATCTTTAATTTCAGTAATTGCATTTGCGATTACTTCATCAGCCTTTGCAGCGTCTTCTGCTGCAGGTGCTTCTGGATTCTGAATTGCATCTTCTACTGAAGATGTAGCACTATCTTCCACAACTGAATCAGACTTTTCTGCTTCTGCAACTGGTGCTTCTGCTTCTACGACTGCTTCTGCTGTTTCTGTTGGTTGTGCCTCTGGAGTGACCTCTAACGATACTTCTGCATCTGCTACTGGAGCATCAACTGTTGTTGTATCTTCTGACATAGGGTTTACCTCCTTGTTAATCTTAGAAGTATTAATGCCTTTAGCACTATCAACTAAGAACTTTATCATATCTGCTTTATCTGAGTCATTCTTTTCTACAAAACCAATGTTTTTCATTTCATTACCACTTACTGGGCTGACGTATGTCTCTTCGTCAGATGTAAGTACAATTCCTGTTTCTTCATCATAGAATACGTTTTCTACAACGGTATTTGCTATGTCACCTTTAATTGTGTTTACCCCGTCAACTTTTTCAACTGACATAATGCTTGCAAACTGATTTGCTGGTGAGTCTACTAAGGACAATTCTACCAGATCATAATCTTTGATGATTCTGATTGACTTTTCAAGTTCTTCATTATATGCATCATCCCATTTATTCATTCGTCCCCCAATAGAAAAACCAGTGTACGTTCCATCAAGAACTTTTTCCCAAGCATCGCTTGCGCCTTTAGAGATATATGTAGATACATAGATTCCCTTATAAAACTTTTTTGATTCTGGATCAAAATACTTTTCTTCTTTAAATGAGATCATTTTACCAACTGCTGATGGTTGGTGCATTTCACGAATGTTCCCACGGAATTTTGCAAAAGCATTCATAGATGCTTCTGTTGTAACAATATCAAACTGTTTGTCGACATTATCAAGAGAGGCAAAACCAGAAACAATTCTTTTTTCAATATCTACTTTGCCAAAGGGCATTGATAGGCGTACGTTGTCGCCGTCAGTGGTCCAGAAAGCCTTATTTATGTTCATGTTGTCTTCTATTATACCAAACATTTATAGAGTTTTCTCAATTATTGAGATGCCCTACCTTCACCCTTTGGATTACGACCTGCGGTAGTTGCTGATCCATCGGATTGATTGTTTGTCCTTTCTGCATCTCTAGAACGATTACCGTTTGCCCTTGAGTCTGCTGCCTGTCTTGGACTAAGTTCAAGTGGAGCATCTCCATGTTCTGCCTGTGGAAGATCAAGAATTTCACGAGCCTCATTAGGCAACATGATTTGATTTTTAACATATCTCTCAAGAATTTGAGACTGTGCAATTTCATCTGTGAGTGTAAGTTCGTTAAACTTAAACTGAAGAATGTCTGTTTTTTCTTTAATAATTTTTGAAATCACCTTTTCAAGATGTTGCTGCTCTGGGCGAGAGACCTGCTCTTTAAAGGTTCTATCTTGAGCAAGAGCCGCTGCAATAGCGCCTGAGTCAGACCCTCCGAGTTTGGAAATTGGAACTTGGTGAGCAATTAAAATATCGTCACGGTTTTGTTTACGATACTCTTTAAATGATCCATCCTGAATACCATTTTCGATTGGTTTCATCTCAAACTCAACCTTAGATTGATCAGTATCTCCAGGCAAAGGTATATATAGTGTTCTATGTGATTGAGACTTTAACCCTGTTTGTAAGAATCTAAACATCTTGTCTTCAGCATCAGAAGACAGTTTTGCACCTTTGAGGGTAATCACATATCTTGGTACTGCTTTATTTTCAAAATAATCAATATTGTATTGGGATGCAAGTTGATCACCAATAAGAGAAGGAAGTGCTGCAATAATATCAGGAACTCCATAGTATGTGTTTAATGGAGAGTAGTCTTTAAAATGAATGATTTCATTTGGGCGATTATCTGCAGTTAAGGGGTTTCTATTAATAGCACCAAAATTGCGGAAGTAAACAACCTTTGGTCCGATGATCTGAACATAGCCATCACGAAGTCGGCGTACACGCATTGTTGTAGATGGGATATGTCCGATATATCCTATTTCTCCGCTTACGGTTCTACCAACTTCTAAATAACCATTTCCAGTTGCTTGAAGGTCTGTATAAATTTTTTCCATTGTTCGTGTAAAACTATCATCATCATTTAGTGATTCTAGCCAATCACGAAGTTCTAATTTTGCTCTTTCAATACGATTACGAGCACGATTAGTTGCGCCTTTATCAGAATTGTTCTCAAGGCTCATCATTGTTCGATCTGTTACATCAAAACGGTAACCAAGACCTACAACGTTTTCTACCTTTGCATCGATTGCAGCATGATTAGCAAAAGAGGTATCGTAAAAGTTAGCCAACTCATACATGTTGTATGGTGGTGTAATTACATCAAATAGGCCATAACCGTTTCGGTAGACCAGGCCAGGATTAATTGCTTTCGAGCCAGAATCTTTTAAACCTTTTGGATCAGCATTTGCTGAATTTAGGTATGAATCACTAAGCAGATCAATATTTGCGTTAGTGGCAAGATATCCTTCTTGTGTTACTGCCTTGTTTACTTGTCTTGTAACACGTCTTTTAAAGTTATCTTCAAGTCCCGCAAGATTTTTTAATTCCTCCCAAGACTTATTAAATGGATCACTATTTTTAAACTGGTTTTCAGGTTTGTCCGTTGTTCCAAGTCGTGCCTCTATGTAGTCGCTATTACTCATCAAAGGCCGCCTTTCCTGCTTTATTTAATGTTTGCTGTGCAGCATGCCATGCACCTAAATCATTCATTGAAGGAATAAGGCCTTGCTTCATTCTATCCATTTGCTCTGAGTGCTCTTCATCTGAAATACGAGTAAGGCCTGGAACAAAAACTGCTTCTCCATCACCATCATCGCCATAATGCCTTGCTGCTGCTTTAAGTTCTGCAATTTTTGCTACATCGTTACGCATTGCTTCAATATTAAGGACATTGCCTTCTCCGTCAGTAAACCACTTACCGTTAGACTTCTTGTATACGTATAGCCCCCAGTTATACTTCTTTTCGATTACCTGCCTACGCACATTTTTTACAATGGGTTCGCCAGTTTCGGGATTTATTAAAGAATTCATAACCACCAGTATACCATATTAGACAGGTGTGATAGTAAAACTAGACCATGAAGAGTCTCTATATATCTTAATTTTGTCTGGAAGGAACGTCATTCCGTCTCCATCATCAATAATTATCTTATTAGTTCCAATATAAGTCTTATAAACATCTGATGGATTTACACCATAAAGGCTGGATGAAGACAACACCAGCATTCCTTCCCAATTAAAATTTTCATTCCAGTACTGCCAATAAAGATCTGTGCCTTCATCATCCTTTACATCTGCCCAAGGCCTTGTAAGTTGCTTTTGTATTTGTTGAAGACTATTTGCCTGATAGTAAGAAACATTATTAAATACTCCTGGACCGTTAAGGTTAATGCCACCAATAAAATTATTAAAATCTAGGGTATTGGCAAATCCTATTCCAAGAACAGACCACTCTTTAATCGTTATAACTGGCTCTCTAACAATATTTCCATTTATATAATAAGATAATCCATTAAAGGCTTCTCCTGTGTTATCATTAATGGCATAAACTTTTGCCCTTTTCCCCGCATTGTCTATCGCCATTGTATAGAATTTTATTAGGTTGCCCTTATAGTTTATTTCAAAAAACTGAGTTGGAGTACCTGAAAAAATATCAAGATCATATCTATACCATAATTGTACGGCACTTACCTGATAGGCATCTGCTAGTTGTTTATTGACTGGAATGTTTATTCCACGATCAATGGTTGAACTAAAGTCTCCACGAACCTCAATTCCAGAATCTCTTGTCATATACAAGTACGGGGTACTGCCTTTATAAATGCTAAATGGATTTTTAGATTTATAATCGTAGTATATTCCAGATTTTTTGTAAGGAAAAATGTCTATGCCAAATCTAGTTCCAATAGGGTTAAACGAGTTATTGTTGAGTGCTTGAGATATTAAACTTAGCCTTCTTAGAGATATTGGTTTTGTTAATATATTTCTTGAACTAAACTCAAGATGATAGACAACTGCTAATTCATTAAAGTCAACTGTATTTATTGGATAAATTATTGTTCCATCTACAACCTCAAACTTTGTGCTTGGCCAATTAGGATATTCAGAAATATCAAGAACTCTGCCTTCTCTTGCTTTTTGTATTGTTGTAAAAGAATTTTTAAGTGCGTTTGCGCCTTCTTTAATATACTGAAAGGTTATATAACTTTTAATTTCTGAATCTGTTGTATCGTATTCATAATACTTATTTGATTTTTGTGCTAGATCTTCATAATCATTAAACCCAGAATATAAAAAATTGTCTAGTTCTGAATAGGGCCTTTGTATTGGGCTTAGGTATTCTTGGTATAAATCACCATATGTCCAGTTTTCAGTGACCAATTCTTTTTCTAATAGTTTTGATGGTGCTGGATATCCAATATTAAATTGTAAAAAATCTAAATCATAGTATTCGTTGCCTACGTCGTTTTTGACATATTGTCCAAAATAAGAAAGTGGTAGGTAGTCTTCCCAATAAGATGCTGTCCCAATGTCTAGCAAAAACTTACCATATGCCACAGTTGGCAAAAGTGTGTAACTTGCGGTATGTGCCAGAAGTTCTTCTGCGTCTTCAATTTTAGCAGTACCGTTTAAATTAAAGTGTTCCAAAAGATTATCTAAATTTAAACTAGAGCAGGCTCCAACTGAATAAATCTTTCCAAAAAATGTATTGCTTGTCGTTTCATCTCCTCCAACATACATCTTTAGACCATTTAAATTTCCAAAAAAAGCAGCAACATTTCCACCAAAAGTATTAACTAGGTCATCAAACTTTATTCCAATTCCAAGTAACGTATTCAATGAAAAATTAGGGATTGAGTAAAACTCTTCTTCTATACCATTAAATGTTAAGTAATAGTCTATTTTTGCCCCATCTTTTTTAATTGTAAAAAAGTTTCCAGTTAGATTGTTATATATTTTAAATAGTGTTTGTACTGAAGTATTTTCGGATATCTTAAAAACACCATATATGGCATGAATCTGATCATTTAAAATGTCAAATCTTGGAAAATTTATATATGCTCCCTGATTAGCCCAAGAGTCGTTAGGTTTTAAAGTAATAAAATTATTTGTTTCCGATTGAAGTGAAAGGTTGTCGTCATATAAATCTTGAAGTGTTTTTGAGTTAGTAAAAATTTCTGGTAAAGAATAGGCTGGTGTTTCTAACGAGTTTTGAGTTGTTACTAGGTTATCAAAGGTGCCCTGTTGCCATTCTGCAAAATCTGGATAAGAGTAGTTTGCTGTGTAGTCTGCAAATGGATAATCAATAAATGCAGAAGATCCTCCATAAGAAGAGTTGATCCCTTCTGGAGAAAGTACTCCTTGACCATAAACCCATCTTCTTTTTGCAACTGTGATTGGTACTTGATAGTGATAAATTGCAACACAATCAATTTCAATTGGCGTAACATTTTCTGTAGAATAGAAACCAAGCCAATCTTGTGATTTTCCATTTTGATCTATAACAGATGGCAGGTCTAAATCTTTTGTAATAAAATTTATGCTTATAACTTGTTCACCATTTAAAAGAAGCGTTGCAGAATTTCTTAATATTCTTATATCAAAAAGCATTGGCCTATACCATTCTCCAACAAAGTGAGACCTAAATATATTTCCAATTTTTAATGTTAAAAACCCTTTTTCAACATATAGCCCATCTGTAGAAGAAATAGGTCCAAATATTCTTGAAGGGGTTATGGAGTCAGAGTTAATTCTTGCCCAAAACTCTATTGTGTATTCTTTGTGTCTTCCTGCTTCATTTAAAAATCCTTGGCCTGGAACGATCACTGATGGTAAATTATTTTGGTTAGGCCTTAATTTGGTAACACCAGATGCACCATAGACTAACGGTATCGTTGTATTTCTTGCAACCAGGCTATTTTTATTTACTAGGTAGTATCCAGATTTGTCAGATAGACCGTAGGCTTTTGCCTCTAACGCATATGTTTCTGAAAGGGCTATGTCCGAAGGAAGTAGTTCTTTTTGAACGCCCAAAGATACTGCATTAAATTCTTCAGACCATTGGCCTACTGTAATTCCATTAAACAAAATTTGATAATCATTTGTAGAAAAGCCGCCCGTTAATGTATTAAATTTAATAAAAATACGAAAATTTGCATTTTCATTAGGAATATCAAATGTTGCAGATATTAAGGACCAGTTTGCATATACTGGATCTGAGAATGTTTCAAATTTTCTAACAAGTTGTGAAGATGTTGTGTCTGTATATTCTATCCCTATAGAAATTGAACTAACATACACACTGTTTAAATAAAAGTATGTTCCTACAGAAATAGTTCCTAGATCAAGATCAAGATCACTAAAGTTTTTAAGATCTGGACTCCAAGCAATAACCTCTTCTCCATCAACCGTTGGAACGTTTGCAGAAATACTCGATGTGTAACTATCTTGAAAAGGTGCATCTGATGGTGTTGATACTAGGCTTGCTACTCCACCAGTCTCATTCCAAAGTGATGAGATATTTCTTTGTGCTTCTGTTATTAAACTTACGTAGTCAGCCTTATCGTCAAGTGCCCACAAAACCAGTGGGTGTTCTGAGAAAATTTTCTCTGCATATAAATTTGACGGGTTAGACATAATTCTCCTATAACCTTATTATAGCAGGCTAGAGACTAGTAAAACTTAATCTCGCATGCGTCGGTTGAGCAATATGCTTCGCCCTCTGCCTCAAGATTTTCTAGTCCATCATAAATAGCAGACCAGTCAATTTTACCGATTTTGCCTACATATGAGTTATATTCTTCTCTTGTAATTTCTGTATAGGGTTGCTGTGGATATGTTTTATTTCCCATTGGAAGAAATGAAACTGCTTTTAGTTGTCCCTCATACATATTTAAGGCTGGAGCAATAAATTTTGTTTCCTCTTCTTTGTCAAAAGAAAGAGTTACAGAAACACCATTATCTGACCAATACTTCTGAGCAGTTGCTGCCAAACCAATTTTTTCAAATAGGCTAACTTGTTTCTCTGCACGTTTGTGTCCAGATGCTACTGGGAAATACACTACCTGTGTGTTTGCTGATACAAGGTCTGATTCAATCTTATACCCCGCTGCTTTAAACAAATGAAGCATAGGATCGGTATTTCCAAAACGAATAGCACGAAGATAAAACTCTCCACCAGGTCCCCAGTGAACTCCAGGGGTTGCACCAGATAGTAGTGACACAGAGCCTGAAGGCTTAACTGTTGTTACACGAACTGATTCACGGACACATAGCCACTCTGAATATGAGTGATCATATTTACGAATTGTGTTGTATCCCTCATCCATCCACTCACGAATTACTGGAAGACCATGCTCATCAGCAAATGCAGCAATGCCTGTAAGAGATGTACCAATGCGACGGTTACGTTGCATGATCCCGTTTGTCTGCTGCCAGTGTGTTGGCATAAGAGTTACAGTCTTTCCGTAAAGGTAAGCAAACTTTAACGTCTTGAGGAAGTCCTCCTTAGATTCATGTCGGTTTAAGTGAACCTCTACAAGAGTACAAAGTTCATACGACTCCAATGGCTGCTCCGCACAAGGGTTAAAGCCCATGATACGAGTGTCTTTATAATCAGGAGCATCCGCAAGGCGGCCATAATTACGTGCAACATCAAGCCAGATAAAACCTGGTTCTCCGTTGTCTGCAATTAAATCCACATAGTCTTCATATTTTGTTCCAACCTCAGCAGCGATTGAGTTGTTGCTCATCCATGCCCAACCTGGCTTTTCTGGATCATATGAATTTCTTTCTGGGAATACTTCTGGGTTCTTGAGATTAATAAAACCTTCATCTTCTGGAACGCCGAGTGCAAGAGTAGCAGAACGACGAACATTTCCAGAAACAACGCAGGTACCAATAAGATTTACAATATCTACAATAGCACGGCTATCAAGTGCTTCTCCTGCTCTAGAACCGATTACATTACGAATGCGTGTATGGAGATCAATAAGTGGTGCTGGACCGCTTGCAACGCCTCCAAAGCCCTTAATAGGTGCTCCTAGAGGTCGGATAAGGTCATAGTTGAATTCCTGAATAGGCTGGTTTGCACGAAGAAATGAATTGATGAGTAATCTAACAGATTCTACCCATCCTTCACGAGTATCAGGAATTTCATAAATAGAGGCTGGTTCTGTAGGTGCATAAATAGACATTTGCTTGTCTTGTCCAAGGGTATCAAACCCTACACCAATACCTAACATTAATGCATCCATTACCCAAGCAAAAAGAGCACCTGGATCATTACGATCAATGTCACGAGTAGAGACCATTGCACAGTTTTGAAGGGATGCAGAGTTACGCTTTTCCATAGTCATAGGAGTTCCAAATGCCCAGAGACCACGACCTGGTGGAGTCCACTTCAATTCAAACATTCTTTGAAATGCTTCCTGAGCAGACTTCTGAGCCTTATTGTCATTCCATGGTAGGCGATTGTCCTTAGCGTGATTCTTTTGAACTGAGTACATACCCTCAATTACACGACGGCATACTTCATGCCAGCGTTCCTTTGTACCGTCTTCTTTAACACGAGAATATGTGCGAATAAATGTTATCTCTCCCAAAGAGTTAGATCCTGCATCTGAGAATCCAAATGGTGCGGGTATGGTTTGATATTTATTTACAAATTCTTCCGATAGACGAAACGAAAATACGCTTTCTGACATTTATATATACCTTTCAAAGTAAAATTAGATGAGTACTTCTTAATTTACGAAGTAGTCTTAAGTATATCACAAGTTTAAAAAGAAAAACACGCTCAATAAGAGCGTGTAAATCTTTAGTTTAGAGTTAGTACTCTAAATATTTAGAAGCACTAGCAACCTACAAGCATTAACTCGCTAAATGCTGCGCCTTGTGATGGAGTAATCCACTGAACTCCAGAACCAGTTGAAGAAAGAACTTGTCCTGATGTTCCTGTTGCGCTGCCTGCTGTAAGTGACCCAGTTAGAGTTGCATCTGAAAGTGTAAGTGCTGTAATTGTTGTTACGGTTGCACCTGAAGCAATTGATGTTGATCCGAGAGTAGGTGCTGAATATCCTGAAATTGTTCCCCAAGAGGTTGAAGTTCCGTCAGTTGTTAGGTACTTTCCTGAGTTACCAGATTGTGAAGCAACTAAATCAGTACCATTATATTTCAAAGTTTTTCCTGATGCAAGATTAATATGTTCTGATGAAGTCCAAGCGTCTGTAGCATCTACCCAGTTAAAGGTTTTATCAGTTGCGCCCTTAAGTGTAATACCTCCGCCATCAGCAGTTGTATCTGTTGGGCTTGCTGCATCTCCAAGAACAATGTTCTTATCTTCTACGACAAGACTAGTTGAGTTGATATTTGTTGTGGTTCCGTTTACGGTCAAATCACCAGAAAGTGTTAAGTTTGCTGCAGAAACCGTACCTGTAAATGTTGGATCTGCTTTTGGAGCAAGTGCATTTAACTGTGTCTGAATTGCTGAAGTAACACCATCTACATAATTAAGTTCTGTAGCGGTTGCTGTAATAGCAACATCTTCGTTAATCTTTGGAGATGTTAAAGTCTTATTGGTAAGAGTTTCTGTCTTAGATGCTGTTGACTTATCATCCAACTGAGTCTGAATTGCTGAAGTAACACCATTAAGGTATCCAATTTCAGTATCTGAAACATCAGTTACTCTAAGTTGAACTGTTCCTGTTGCATTAGGAAATGTAATTGTACGATCCTCTGTAGGATCTGTAACCGCAAGAGTGGTCTCATATGAGTCTGCTGTTGCGCCTTCAAATGTAATACTTGTTCCAAATGAAGGGTTGGCTATTGAGTTAGCATCAATAAAGTAATCGAGGCTTGCCCAGTGATTAACACCATCGCCAATCTTAAACTTATTTGTGTCTGACTCAAAACCAATTTCTCCTGCATTCAGGATTGGGCCTAGGCCTTCGTTTGAAGATACCCACTGTGAAGCAGTTCCTCTACGCTGTTGCATTCTTGTTGCCATTTATTTACTCCTCCATAGGTGTGTAATCATATTATATCAGGTTTTAATTAAAGACTTCTGTTGCAATTCCGCCATCATACGTGACAGACCAACTGTTTGTATTATAAAAGCCAGCGTCCTCTGTGGCGCCTGCTTCATTGTAAAACCCTGCGTCTTTAAATGTTGAAACAATCAGGCCAGTTCCATCAATTGCTGTATCGTGGATGTGTTGTGCTATCTCTATTGTGTCATTTAGTGAAGCAAGTGTGTTCCATTGACCATTGTAATAAAAGGCAAGTCTGTTTTCTATTGTATCAATAAAAAGTTGTCCATTTTCAGCAGAAACTGGTGCGGATGAAGCAGTTTCAACTAGTAACTCTTTAGCATCTACATAAAGTTTAGTTGCTGCATGTGCATTTTCAGTAGGGGTGCCAACTGTGACAGCCTGACCAAAAGTACCGCCTTGGGCTACATCTAGCCCATGCTTTACTTTAAAGTCTCTATTAGTTGTTGTCACAGTTGACTCCCGTCTCTAATTATGCTTCGATGTAGGTCTTGCTTACCTTAACAGCAGTATCTGCGGCAGCAGCAGTAACCTGAAGAAGAACGTTGCCACCTGAGAAGACAGCATTTGTTGTTCCTAGTTCACCATTACTTTGTACATTAGCATATTCTGTTAAGTAAACATTGTTATCACCGTCTACAGCAACAAGTACTTCAATTACTTCAATGTTGCCAGACTTTTTCATCTGAACAACATACTTAGCAGCAGAATATGTTGTTGCTGAGAATGTATCAATTGTTGTTGCTGAAGTTCCAGCAGTTGCAGTTGCAGATCCAACGAGAGCATCTGGTAGAGCAAGGCTGGTACCTGTTGCTGCTCCAATTTCTGGAGTAACAAGAGTTGGTGTATTAGAATATACTACAACTCCAGTTCCTGTCTCATCTGTAAGTACTCCTGCAAGTTCTGAAGATGTTGTTGCAGCAAGTGCTGAAATCTTACTTGTTGTATAAACACCATTTGTTACTGTTGCAGCATTTCCTGTGTACTCTGTTGCTGATAGAACCTGAGTTCCAGCAATCTTTAATACTTTGCCAGAAGCAAGATCAAAGTGCTCTGAAGAGGTCCATGAGTCAGTCGCATCTACCCAGTTAAGAGTCTTATCTGTAGCACCCTTGAGAGTAATACCACCACCGTCAGCGCCTGCGTCTGTTGGTGTTGCTACTGAACCAAGTGTAAGGTTCTTGTCATCAACTGTGATTTCTGTTGAGTTAATTGTAGTTGTTGTACCATTAACTGTTAAGTCCCCTGAAAGAACCAAAGATGTACCAGTTGCAGCACCAATGTTTGGTGTTACAAGTGTTGGGGTATCAGCAAAAACAAGTGCTCCAGTACCAGTCTCATCAGAGATTACTGTACGAAGTTCTGCTGAAGTTGTTGCAGCAAAAACATCTAACTTGTTGTTTGTAAGAGCAACAGTACCTGTAGCATCTGGCAAAGTAATAGTCTTGTCAGATGTTGGGTCTGTAACTGTAAGTGTTGTTTCAAAGTCATTTGCTGTAGCACCTTCAAAAACAATTCCGTTTCCGTCTACTGCTGGAGAGGTAAGTGTTTTATTTGTAAGTGTCTGTGTGTCAGATGTTCCAACTACTGAACCAGTTACACCGTGTACTCCTGTTGAAGCACCTGTGTGAGTTGTAAGGTCTCCAGATGAAGCCTTATCATTTAACTGTGTTTGAATTGCTGATGTTACACCGTCTACATAGTTAAGTTCTGTGGTTGAAAGTGTTGCTCCATCAAGAATGTTAAGTTCTGTTGAAGTTGCTAGAAGTGCAACATCTTCATTGACCTTTGGTGATGTTAAAGTCTTGTTGGTAAGTGTCTGTGTGTTAGTTGTACCAACTACAGCACCAGTTGCTCCATGTGCTTCTGTAAGGTTTGCGTGTGTTGTAAGATCTGAAGTAAGTGCTACTGTTCCAGAAGCATCTGGAAGTGTGATTGTGCGGTCTGCTGTTGGGTCAGTTACTGCAAGTGTTGTTTCAAAATCATTTGCTGTAGATCCTTCAAACTCAATGCTTGTACCAAATACACCAACTGCTGCTGGTGCTTGCCACTCAACGCCGTATGTTGCACCTGAGTTTGCTGTAAGTACTTGACCGTTTGTACCAATGCCTAAACGAGCAACTGCATCGTCTGCGCTACCAACAATCAAATCACCTTTAGCGTCAACGACACCTGCTGTGATAATATTCTTTCCATTAACGGTTGCTGTTGATCCCTCAACAACTAATCCCGCTTTTACTCTAAAATCTTTTGTTACTGTTGCCATTTTATCTCCTTAGTTAAGCCTTTAACCCAATACGCAAATAGCGTAAGGTTATCGGGGTTTGCCCACCCACTGGAACTACAGTTAGCGAAACTGTATCTCCTGCTCTAGACACGGAGATGGTGCCAATATTCCCATCATTGTCTACTGTTCCATATTCACTGACGCTTACATCTGTATTGTCAGGAACAATGGTTAATTCTGTGGCCCAGTATTTATTTGCGCCTCCAGAAGTCTTTTTAATTGAGACCAGGTATTTTACGGATCTCCACTCGCTTGCTAAAAAGTTATCAAAGATTGTTGAGTTTTCAATGCCGTTAATTGTAACTTCATTGTTACCATCTGAACCAAGGTCTGTTGATCTTGCAGAGGTGCTATCAATTAAGTCCTCATAGTTTTCTTGAGTTGGACGGTCTCCAGTCTGAAACAGAGACTTGATGCTTGAGATTGATAATTTAGCCATGTTTGAATTATATCATACATTTTAAAGTATATAGTTAGAGAAACCGATAACCTGTAAGGGGATTGCTGGAACATTGCCTATAGATGTTGGTATCTGTATTGCAGTAAATCTAATTCTAAATGGTAGGATCGAATCTATGCTTACCCCCCGATTTGGCTGGGTAATTTCTACATTTGGAAAAGATACTTTTTCAATAACTTTTGCAAAAATTGGAGTATTGTTATTTATAACAACTGATGCCATTAGTTTGTAACATCCTCAAGGAGAGTAATCTTCCCTTGAGCAACTGTCCAAACAAGTGTGTTCTGTGGAAGGCGTAATTCAATATCAAAAATGTCATTTGTTTGCAACTGTGCGGTTTGTGCAGCAGTTAGGTTAACTTTAAATTCACCATCGTTATCTTCTAAATCTTGTGACGGAGTAATCGAAAAAATTAAAGTTGCAGTGTCTGTAATTACTTGAGGGTTAACTGGAGTTGTTGGTCTTTTAAATTCCGCCTCGATAGTCCAGTCAGGGATATTTAAAGGTTGTTTAGCATCATCTGTTAGATAAATTCTAAAAGAGGCTGTGTCTCCCTTTACAATAGTCCAATTAACAAATGGTGGCGCTTCGCCAATATCGTATGTAGATGCACCTTGTCCTCTATATGTTGCCATTATGCCAAACCTGCTTTCAATGATCCCCAGGTGCCATTGCCCTTTGGTTGACCAACTAGTAATATTCCAGCAGAAGAACTTTTCTTTGCAACTATTGCTACTGCCCCAGATCCTGCGGTTGGCTGAGTAGCAGTAAGACCTCCTGTGGTTCCAACATATAAAATATTTCCAGCCTCATAAGAGTTTGTGTTAATTGATGAAAATACTCCAGAAATAACAACTACGCCATCATTGGTGTTTGCAATTGCTGCTTGTGCTAAACCAATTACTGGAAATGTTGCAAGGTTGGTAGAAACACTTTTTGCTACTGTTGGTTTAGATGTTCCAAATCCAGAAATATAAACTGGATCCCCCTTAGCAATACTTACACCGCTACTATTTGTAACTTCTATTGTTTGATATGGAAGTCCTAGTGTTGGAAGTATTAATTCTAGTTGTTCTGCTAATGATTGAATATCCTCATGTACATTTACCTGATCGGAAAGTACTGGGTATGGAAGATCATATATTGGAGTTACACCTGTAGCCATAGTCCTTCTATTATACCACTTTGAATTATAACAAATAGATAACAATAATAAAAAAAATATCAAAAGTTTGCTTTTGAGGGCTAAAACATGTTATACTTGTACTATGCTACCGCAGGGTAGCAATTTTGCTCTAGGAGGTTTATATTATGAGAAGAGACAAAATGGCTTGGATTGGAATCCTATCATTAGTTGGAATGATTGCACCTATATCAAATTCTGCTAATGCGCTAACTAATACAACTGAAAATAATTTATTGAGTAATAAGACCTTGACTACCCCTGCCGACCCTAAGTCGGTTTTTTTGGTTTCTAAGCCAAAAAAAGTCATGGTATTAGAAAAGTACAAGAATGCACATTCTTTGACTGACTACGACTTGGTTCAATTATTGAAGGCTGTAGGTTTTACTGGGAAAGGTTTAAAGACCGCTTGGGCTGTAGCCAAGGCGGAGTCAAACGGAAGACCTTTTGCTTTTAATGGCAACATAAAAACTGGAGACAGTTCTTACGGGGTATTTCAAATAAATATGATTGGGGATCTAGGACCTGATCGTAGAGATAAGTTTGACCTAGATGCTAATGCTGAGTTGTTTAGCCCTGTCAAAAATGCAGAGATTGTATTTCATATGACTAAGGGTGGAACGGACTGGAAGTCTTGGAAATATGCCAAGACCGCACCTGTTCAAAGATGGCTAAAAAAGTTCCCTAGCCAACACGCTTAAAGATAAAAAATAACCCCTACTTTAATTAGTAGGGGTATTTTTTTTATTTATATTCTTTATTTTGTCTAAATTGAAATTTATAGGAATCAAAAATTTTTGTTTTTAATTTTTTTGTTGCTTTGACGTGCTCTTCAATATTTTTATCATTTCCTATTGACATTTTCCAAGAATCTCTTTTAATTGGAATGACTTGCGCTATTGGTGTTCCTGCAGGAATTAACCCTTCAAAATTTTTATCATTTATAACAAAAGGAAAGTTTACTGGACTCACATATTCGTCTGTATCAACAAACCCAGGGAAAATAGTAAAAACTGATTCTCTGTGTGCTGGAGGGATAAAAAAAGTTGAATACCCTTTTGGGGTTTTGATTGCCCATGGATTGATCCATTTTGGATAAGGAAATCCGTTATATGATGGATGGTTTGGTGCTTGCACTGTACCATGAAACTCTACTGGAGTAACTCCACCTGGCCATTCATAACCATGAAATTGTGTTCCATTTTCATCATATTTTTTGCTAACCCAAACATCTGTAAAAGTTGTTATTATATATCCAGCAGTTATGGAATCAAAAACTGGCATACATCTTTTTATTGTTCCAGTTGTAACGCCAAGCCCAGTTGGTTTTTTTTCATCACCAACATATGAAGCAATTTCTTTATACCAATTTGGAATAAAATGAGATGATGGTTTGGGTTCATTTAAATCTGCAACGTCCGCTACTTTTGTAAAAGTTATGTTCATGTTTCCCCACATTCTATAAACAAGTATAACACAACCTACAGAAATTACACAATTATAAAATATTGTTTTTGTCTATTTTATATTTTATTCAGGTATAACTTCAGGCTCGTCCTCAGGAACAACTGCATTTGGATCAATGAATTCATTGAGTTGATATAAAAATCCAACTTGTGCAATATCACTTTCAATAATTTCATCATAAGAAAATGTTTCTTTGACTTCGTTTAACAATTCTTCACTTGGTAAATCAAAGATAAGAACATTTACAACATTTTCACCTTGAATACAAGCATACGGTTTTGCTGCCATTTTTATTTCTTCTCCCAAACAATAACTCTACCTGGTGCACCTGCGCCACCAGCACCGCCAGGACCGTTAGACTGTCCCCAGCCTCCTCCTGCAAGACCGCCACCGCCACCGCCGCCGCCTCCGCCTGATGGCTGAACTCCTACTTCTCCTGCTGCACCGCCGCTTGCGCCACCGCTATCTCCGTTTACGTTTTGGTTTCCGGAACCACCGCCACCGCCTGCTGCGCCATTTGGTGCTCCTGCAGTACCGCCACCACCGCCACCTGATCCACCAGGGCTAAATCTAACTGCACCAGATCCACCGCCACCACCGCCACCACCGAAGTTATAGGCTGTTGTATTAAGACCTGCTCCAGTTAGGGCTATGTTTGTACCAGCGTTGCCTGCACCGCCAGTTTGTCCTGGGTTATTATTTCCTAGCGCTCTTGCTGCACCGCTTCCGCCATTTCCACCAGCATTAACAGTAACTTTTCCACTTGCATTTCCAGTACCGTCAGATACTAAAAATGTTCCAAATGAACTGTTTCCATTTGCTGCTGCAACTGTTGCAACAATGTTTGTACCTGAGTTAAGTGCATTAACAAATCCTGCTGATGCTGTTCCTCCAGCACCTCCAGCACCGCCAGTTGATCCTGGACCGTTACCAGTATTTCCAGAAGTACCAGTCTTACCACCAGCAAAGGTGAAAACTGCCAACTGGCTAATTGCAGAAGGAACTGTATAGGTAGCCGTTGAATTATATGTTTGTGCTAGTTGATATGTGAATGCAATTGCTGTAAATCCTGCAGATTCTGGACCGTATGGACTAGTTGCAGTTGCGTTTGTTGCGCTTACTTTAAAAGTATAGGAAGTTCCTGCTGTCAAACCAGTCACAGTAAGTGGGCTGCTTGCTCCAGTAGCAGTAAAGTTTCCTGGTGTGCTAATAACTGTATAAGATGCTGCTGCTCCACCTGTTGGTGCTGGTGTAAAAGCAACTTGTGCTCCTAGGTCTATAAGAGTTACAGATGAAACCGTTGGCGCATCTGGAACATCTAGGGCTGGCGTATTTGCAGCCATTACTTGATTATATTTTGCTCCAGTTAATCCTGAGTTACTAGCACGTCTAATTGCCATTATGAAATCTCACTTCCAAATGCTGAGAATGAAAGGTTTGCTGTTGATGCAAATACACGCAAATCTGAGCCTGATTCCATTGTTATTCCCAATGTCAGTGCTGTTGTGTCATTTGCGGCTACAGTTGCTCCATAAACAATCCAGTTTTTTGCTCCTGTTGATGATTCACCAGTTTTACGAATTGCTACTCTGTATGTTGCAGAAGTTCCTGCTTGATTACAAATTGTTAGTGTTGATACTACCGCTGCTGCACCTGAAGGTGCGTAGAGGGATGTTTCTGTTGTAGCGCTTGGTGCTGCTTGTGCTAGAACTTTATATGCTGTTGGCATCTTGAATCTCCTTTGTCATAGATATTTTACCACATTATTATGTATGGATAACATAAAAATGAGGTCATTTTTATTGCTTTTCATACGTTCATAGTATATCATAATTTATACTATTCATCTTATTACATTCCACCAAGCATAAATACCGTTGCAAGAGGATCGCTTTCAACTGTAGTCCATCTAACGCCAGTAGAGGTTGATTGAAGATACTGGCCATCAGTTCCAACAGAAGAGTCTGCAGTTAGCGTACCTGTTAGTATTGCTGAAGATAGTGTTTTATTTGTTAGTGTGTCAGTCGTTGCTTTACCAACAAGTGTATCTGTTGCGTCTGGAAGTGTAATAGTTCTTGCTGTAGTAAAAAGGGTAGAAATAGTTCCAGTGACTCCAGTGGTTCCTCCAACACTAAACTGTAAAACTTTTGTTGCATCTGAATTATCTATAATGGTTGTAGTTGAGTCTGAAAGTTTTTTATTTGTAAAAGTGTTTGTACTTGTTGCTGTTACTTCTGGGACAGCCCATTCAAGTCCTGTAGTCGTTGCAGAGTTTGCTGTAAGCACTCTTCCATTTGCTCCAACAGACAAAATTGACAGTGTGTCATTTGCTGAAGCAGAAAGAATATCTCCTTTTGCTGCAAAGTCTGTTTGTTTTATTGTACTTCCTGTGTCTAAAGCAGTTATTTGACTTTGAAGACTATTTATTGTGTAGGCAATTGATGGATTTATAAGGTTTGCAGCGCTTGTTTCTGCTGTATCAAAGGTATAGGATCCATAATGATATACTCTAAGGGCAGCCTGTATATCTGCTTGATCTGAAAGACTTGGAATTTTTGTTGGTACTAAAGTTCCTATTGGTTCTGCTGCCATGTATTCACCTCATCAAAATTATACCACAGTATCATAATACTATTGATATAAATAGATGTATAGTTACCTCTCCAGTCAGATTTGACCAAGTTCCACTAACAGACTTAACAGCATTAAAATTAACGACAAGGTTTGTTCCTGAGCCAGCCAGTGCTGGGATTTCCATAGAAGATGCGACAGGATCTGTGCCAATAATACTATACTGAACTAAAAAATTATTTGCTGTTAAAGGTGTTCCAGAAACTGTAACTATGTTAGAAATTGGTATTGTAATGCTTCCCTCGCCATTTGTAAAAGTTGCAGCATGACGTTTTGAGTATAGTGTTGGATTTATTCTTAAAACTTGAATCCAGACATTACCACCAGGCTCTGAAACATATTGATATAAATATCCATAGTCTGTTCCTGGAGAGGTATTTATGTACAAATCATTTAACCTAATTGTTTGTCCAATTTCTACAGAGTTTGGATCTCCAACACCAACAAAAATTTGACTTCCACGAGTTCCTTGTGGACCAATGTCAACCAATAGTTCAACAACTTCTGGTGGACCAAGAACTGTAATGTCATCATTACTCAATAACACATCAGGCATTAAACTGCACCAGTAATATCATCTGTAACGGAGATTGTACCAGTTAAGAGTGTGTATATCTGAATGCCATTATCTATTTGAACATCGTATACATATGAGCCTGGATCAAGTTCTCTGCCACCTGTAGGGGTGATTGTGCATGTAACAAGGTCATTTGCTTCATCAACTACCGCCTCAATTCCCTGTGCGTCAGAGTACTGGGTTGCGCCTGCACCTCGTGCTGTTGCAATTGTAAAGACCGCATTATAGTCTGTCAAGTCAAAAGATGATGCATCGTTTGCATTTTTTGGACGGGCTACAAATTGAGCAGTGTCACCACGGTAATAACTAAAATTATATGTACTTGGAAATGTCATTAATATCCTCCTGATCCATTATACCACTAAGAGACTGATATATACATACCCTTGAGTATAATAGTACTTTCATTATCTGCCCTTGCCTGAATTATTGCACCCTCTGATTTGATTTTTGAAAGATCTATATACAAGGTTTGATTAATAGACATTTCATAAGGATATTTATACTTGAGCATTCCTACATAGTGTGTTGGAGAATCTATCTTTGGTGTATATGTTCTCATCCATGCTTCTGTATTATTGGTATCCGTATCCAGTATAATGTCATATCTTATATCTACTTTTGTGCCTACCTTCAATTGCTTAAAGTTAATTCTTTGAATGCTAGAATTCCATAAAGATACAGACCCTACTGGAAGAAACTTTAAAACGTTGTTGTCCTCATCATCGTCCATCAAAATATTTACCCAACCATCATCTCCTCTATCTGGTCCAAGAAGTATTGGTTTTTTATTTTTATTTTCATAGTATGCCCATCCTGGATATTGACCAGATGGACTTTCATAACCTTCTCCTCCACCACGTCCAGGTTCACCTTTAGGTCCTTGTGGACCTTCTTTCCCTTCTTTTCCTGGAATACCTCTTTCGCCTTGAATTCCTTGTGGGCCTGCTGGGCCTTGTGGACCAACTTCGCCTTTTTCACCTTGAATTCCTGGAACAGCAACGTATTCGGTATGTGGCAAGTTTATATTTTTGATTGACTGAACTGCATCTGCATATCTTTGTTTTGGAGCATCCATATTTTTTGATATGGCCATGGACTATTTCTTTACTTTAAAAATAGTACCGTTAACTTTGATTAGTGGTGGAAGTTTTGTATTTGTATCTTTAATTTTAATTATCATTTAAGATACCCCACCCAAAGTATTTCTTGTAGTGCTTGGAGAAACATCACCCAATACACAAATTGTCCCTACTACTGGAGTCCAGGTGATTGTAGACATTCCATCTGGCACTATAGCCTGCAGATCAAAAAATAACTCTGCTACTACTGATTTATATTTTGTTCCCCAATTTTCTGTTACAGATGCTGGGGCGCTGACTGTTACAGTGGCACCGTCAATAGAAACATCTAGTTCGTCAAGAACGTCTGTGGTTGGATCATAGGCTGTAGCAGCAAAAGCCCAGCCAACTGTGTCAAATTCTGTAATTTCATCATTTTCAAGAAATGAAACTGTAAAAGATGCATAGTCTCCACGAACAACAGTCCATTGTATATTTGCGGGGGTTGCCCCAAACTTCTCTATTGTAGGTGAGCACATATCATTGATTATACCATAAAATAAGGCTAGACACCCAAGCGCAGTGGGGTGGGGGTAGCAACTTGGGTGCTAGCATTAAGATTATATCTGATTATTTTAAAAAAGAGCCAGAGTATACGATGATTATAACAAATAGTTATACAATTAATATTGTTATAAAAGAGTTATAAATAGATATATACCATATGTCCGTTTTATCTGTATTGTCCAGAGTATTGATAGTGTATACTTAAAATATATAAAGAAAAGAATATACTGTAAAAAGGTTTTTAGATATTAAGTATATTATATATAAGGAAAAAGGAAAACTCTATTTAGAGCGAGAAACATAGTCGACAAATAAATCATACATATGATCTAGTTTATCACTAGTTGCTTTACGAAGTTGTTTTGCTTCCTCTTGTTCTTTTTTAATGGCTTTGATCTCATCACGCATGCTGGTACCGCCATTAGTTTTGGTTTCGGCACGAATATCATTTACTGCTTCGGCAATTGGTTTAATCTGCACCTGAATATACCACCTAATTCCTCCGATGACAATTGCACTTATCGAAAGCAAAGTTAAAATAAATTGCGCCCAGTCAGTTGCTGTCATAATAACCCTATTATACATTATATTTTGCTTTAAATTTCGGCGGGATACAACAAAGCCGAAAATAGAGGTTATACAAACCCTCCTATAGACAACATATGGGAGACACTCCCAACTATGTCTAAAAGTGGCTTCAAACCTTCGTATGGGCTATAATAGGTTATATGGATAGTGGTATATTGGGAATGTTTTCGTATGGTCAGTTTATATTTGGTTTGTTTGTTACGATGATGTTTGTTTGGGGTTCTGGTGTCAGATGATGTTACATTTGGAGATTGGCTAAAACCTTCTTCTCCTAGAGCCAGCAAAGATGTTATAGATAATCGTATGGCAATATGCACCAATTGTGAATTCTTTAAGAATAATGGTGCCAGATGTAAGAAGTGTAATTGCTTTATGAAGTTAAAGACTGACTTATTACATGCTCGTTGTCCTATTGGGAAATGGTGATTTAGCCAGCAACCAGGAGATGGTTTTATCCCCTCGAAATTTTAACTATAACAAACCGTTATAAATATAAAACCTTAGTTTTCTGGTTTGTGATCATTTGAGGTTTTGCAAGTACATCCATTGCAGCATGTGTCAGAATAAACCTTCAAGCCAGATGATTCATACTGAAACTCTGTATCCCATGCTGACTCTGAGTTAAGTTTACCTAAGTCTATATATGCTTCAAGGTTGTCTAGTATTCCCATAGGTAATATTATACCTTATCCCCTGCAAAATCTGAAAAATTATAAAAATTGACTTTTAGCAAAATCTGAATATTTTTCTGAGATGTACGATACACATATTTAAAAATAAAATAGCAAAAAAATAGTGAGCACACATATAGCATGCCCACTAGATCTTACAGGATTTATTTTGTACCTTGCAGGTATCCATCTATCCCTAACAGGTCGCATGTAACCTTTACACGCTGATTTGCATGAAGTGTTGATTTAAATAATTCAATAAAATCTAGCACCTCTTGTTTAGTCATGAGGTTAATATTGCGAGTGTTGCCTTGCATAGATGTGATTGTTATTTTCATTTGACTCCCTTGTATAAAAAATCCCATGCCTTGCGACACATGAGGATACTCTCACAATTGTCGCAACAGATAGACCCGTGAGGGTTGAGGTTGATATCGTAGGCATCTACATATGCCATGGTGTTTCCGCAAACGGAATTGAGTGGATATAGTGTACTCATTTATTTGCTCCATTCTCTTACATATTGAAATTCGGAATATGGCAATTCGATTGTGAATGTGTTGCCATTCTTAGTTGCATTAGCACGGCGTGAGATTCCGTACTTCTCGACAATAACAGAAGCAATTTCTGTTTCATCGTTTAGTGAAATGATTTCTACAATTTTGTGATTGTAGAATTTAGAAGGTGGCTGAAAGAATTTATCTTTAGCGATTTCATTAGCAAGCGTTAGGTTCATTTAGACACCTTCCATTCTGACCACATATCTAAGCGGTCTCCGTCAAATTCTAACCAAAATCTTTCGATATTGTTTTCACACACTTCGCAGAAAGTGTATTCGGTATCTGCTACCTCTGAGATAGCACGGACATGAGGGGTATGCTCTTTGCATACTGTGTTATTTAGTGAAGTCATTTTTGGACTTCCTTTCTTTTAGGGGCTTACTTCTTTTTCAACCTTCTATATATAGAAGTATAACAGAGGGGTACGACATTTACTGACCAGTAATGCCACAAATCGGACATTTTGAAATGTGATGTAGGTCATGTGGATAACTCACGCTCAATTCTGGGTGTGATGTGCGTCATGTGGATAACTTTGCGCCCCGGCGCACTCGGGCGTGTCTGATCTTATGTGGTACGAATCACATGCGACACGCCGTGTTTAGATTTGACTTTTTGATATTTTTGTGCTATACTTCTCGTATAGAAAAAAATAAAATAGTGTAATAAATCAGGTCAATGAGCCTAGCAAGTAAACCTCTACTAGAGGGTGAGCCTAGCAAATAAGTGACCTATATCACAAGTCCCACGCTCCACATAGTGAGACTACCAGCCAGTATACTGTACAGTACGAGATTTTTCTGTTACACTTACATAGTAAGAAAATAAAAAAGAAAGGGGTTCTAATGAACTCACTAAATGAATATAACGAAAGTATCCGAAAGGATATCGCCCTAGAGTTTGGTCTAGAGGCAGGTGGATATGCTCCACGCCCTCGCTATGAATTACCTATCCGTATTGCTCAACGCATAAACGATAAGTATCCTGCAACTTGGGAAAAAGGTGCGCTACGCCCTACCCCTCACCCAATGGCAATAAGAATTGCTAAACGATATGTTTCTCTAATGAAAGTAGGTACTAACTAATGGTACAAGTAAAACTAACCTCGTTCAATGGTAATGTAAAGCGTATGGAATTCGCTACTACATACCTTGCTAAAAAATACATAACTGCGCTACCTAATGCGCTACCTAAAGCGATAACGCTACAAGTAGAGTGCGACGCTCTAACACTATCAGGACACATAAGGGGGAATAAATAATGAGTATATGGACTCGATTTCCTACTGTAAACAATTATCCGCAAGGCATGATGAATTTATGCCCATGCGGTCAGGTTGTGCTAGCCCCTGCGCTATATCATGAGGGGCAACCTTATTGGGAAAATCCTAATAAGTGCAAAGAACTTTTTGAAGGAGTAAAATAATGACTAAGTATAATGTACTAATCTCATATGTCGTAGAGGCAGAAGATGAGATGAGAGCCGTATTTGCTCTCAACAAATCACTAATGCCACTTAGCGAGAATGAAATTTCTAAGTTTGACGCATTCCTAGTAGAGGAGGCTCAATAATGATAAGCCTAGAACTTCAAGATGTACTTGCTACATGCCGTCAAATTCGTGGCAACGATAGAGACTCAGGCACACACTATCTGCTCGGATACCTATGGGCGAATACCCCTGATAAAGAAAAAGTTAGAATTGCAAAATTATTTAATAATGATTTATTAGAACAGGAAAAAAATAAATGAATAATTTTTATCAAACTTTTTTTGTAAGTGGTAACGCACTCTTTTGGTTTTCTTTTATAACTTTCTTTTCAGGAATTTATTTGCATTTGAAAGAATGATCAAAAGTTAGCCCGGCGCACTCGGGCGTGTCGTAATCAGTTTACGTGTGATGTAATTCACTCCCCGTTTACGGCGTGTCGATTTGACTTTTTGGGATTTGTGTGTTAGTATAGTTATATAAACAATTGAATAATGCTCTAAACAATGTGACCAACCTCACATTCAAAATGTACCAAATGTCCGAATTTGGATTTGATTTTGTCGGTGGGAAATGCTAAAATAGTAATATAAAGAAAAAGAAAGTGAGACAAACTTATGTCTGCAAATGTATACAATGTCCAAGCCCTACTAGTGGGAAAAGAATATATCTCTAAAACCTTGCGTGGAGAAATCGTAAGTGCAAGACCACACCCTAAGCCAATTTGGTATGACGGTTGCGATACCTATCTTGTAGAGGTTGCACCTAATAGCGGTTGGGGTGCATGGCGCAACACTTACCGCACCGTTGCAGTAAAGGTCGGTGAGTAAATGATGAACATAATTGATAAAACAGAATTCTATGAGATATCAGATGAACAACACTTTTGTTGCGATGAAAGTCAATTCAAATACTATTGCGAGGAACACCTAGAATTTATGGGTTGCTACTTTTGCCAATTTGATTATTCTAAGAATTGCGAGGAACAACACTAATGGGAGAAATTGCGGGAATGTGGCTATGCAATAATTGCGAAACAATTGCCTATGTGTCGGTGGAATCCGATACAATATTAGTAACACAATGCCAATGTGTAATGCTATCTAGAACAACAAACAACAACTAACAAAGGACAGATAAAATGGTAAAAATCGAACACACACTAAAATTCGTAACTGAGGTTGATGAAACTCACCCAGTAGGAATTCGCTTGCTCTCACTTTCTGATGAGATGCAAATCTTAATGCTTGAGTCAATGCTAAAAGAATTGCTTGCACCACGCATTCAGCCTGCACTAGATGAAATCAATGAAAACGGCACTTATGCAATTCTAAAGGTGGCAGAATAAATGATGACTCGTAAAGACTATGTAGCAGTTGCTGAAATTCTTTCATCGTATAAAGATTTAATCGGTGATGAATTTACTTTTGAGGATTTGGTAGAGGATTTTTCTGGAATGTTTGAAGCAGATAATCCAAATTTCAAACATGAAATATTTAGAGAAGCGTGTTTAAAAAATAATTTCTAAATAAAAAAAATCCTGAGCAAGATCTAAAACTGCTCAAAGTAAGCCCGGCGTGTCGTCCACAGGTTGTGAATAACCTTACGTACGATGTGATTTTTGTCACAGAGTTTACGTACCACTATTTGAGATTCGCAGGCTTTCGATTAGATTTTTGTCGGTGGAGCATGATAGGATATTTATATCAACTAAAGAAAGAAGGTCTCCCATGAACCTAGATGAATTCAAGTCTCACGTTCAAGCCCAACGTGAAGCAAGCAAGGCAGAAGCCTTGTCGGTACTATCTGCTAAGATTATTGTAAAGAAAGAAGGCAACTAATGGATACTTGTATTGCTTGTAATGAAAACGCTGTAAGTGTTACCGAACTATATTGCTACCCTTGCTATCTTGACCGAGAGTTAGAAGCGATGATAGAATCAGACTATATCAACCAACTATTTTTGACGAAAGAGGCTAACTAATATGGATTTCTATGACGACTACTATGAAACAGATATGCTACGCCCAGACGCTAAGTCTTGCTATTGCAAACTTCATTCAATTTGTACTAACTGCACGGAAGGATATAACTAATGGAATACTCATACTCAATTACCGCTACCTATGATAACGAGGTTGCACCTTACTTCGTTGGTCGCTACGACAATGCTATCTCTGCCGTTACAGAGTGGAACAAGATTGTAGATTGGGGATTTGCAGATGAATATGCAACCTACAATTTCTCAGAGCCTAGTGGCAAGATGCACACTAAGATATTTTATCGTAGTGGAAAGGTTGGGGGTAAGTAATGAGCGACCTAACCTATTGTGAAATTTGCTATCGTAACTTACAAGATGAAGAGTTTAATTACTTTTTTGAATATCCAGTCTGCTTAGAATGTGCAGATGAACAAGAACTAGCCCTACTACTACAAGGAGTAAAATAATATGGGAAGCATAACAGCGTTAGGACTACAAGACACCGTACTAGATTTAGAGACTCAGATTCTCTACCACCTCAAGGGTAATCACTATCCACCAGTACCCGCAGAAATGGTACAACCTTGCATAGATGCTATTGACGCATACTATGACGAGGACTATGACCGCATGATTGATATGCCTATGGTAGGGGACTTTCAGATTCTATACCGTGGAGAAACTCAAGCACCTGCAAGGGCTATCGTAGACCAGCACCACTTATCATTCTGGCTACCTGATTGGGAGGACTAATGTATTCTCTATGGGTTGGCGGCAGCGAGTTAAACTCTAACTATCTTACTAGACGAGATGCAGAGTATTGGGCGCAAGAGATGATTGAAATGGGATATGACGATGTAATTGTAGAGGGTCCACTATGATTGATTTAACTATCCCCCACTCAAAATATTGCGATTGCCAGGAGTGCATTGATATGGAAAAAGAGATATATGGAGATGAGTAAATGACTGCTACAATGGAAACTATGAAATTTGTATACGCAGATCTGCTAACACCATCCCAACTGATGGAAGGCGACCTAATTAATATTGATGATGATATCGTAGAGGTGTTGTCCGTTGTAGATGATGCAACAGGGGATAACTATACTATTTTACATCGCAATGATTTTGGTGAAGAAGAAGAAACCTTTTGCACCTTTGAGGACATGTTCAAACTCTACGTATTTATAGAAGAGGATTAGCGAGGCCGGGGCGTGTGAGATTGATCACAGCCTTACGATTTGACATTTTTAGTCTGATAGTGCTAGAATTGATTTATGAGCACACAGAAAAGCCCCGAGGAATTACGCAGACTTATGGAACTTCGCCGTTCTAATGCTGCTTCTGCCGTGCCTTCTAAAAAAGTTTATTCTCGCAAGGGCAAGAAAAGTCAGTCCCTTCTGCTAGAATTAAAAAAAGAAAGTGAGTAAACCCATGACCCAACTAAAACGCTCTAAAGATAGAAAGGTGGCTAACCTTGTCACAAAAAACGGAAAGCAAGCCGCAATTGCAAATACATTCGGACTACCTGCAGGAAAAAACTATTCATGTCCTGGCGCTACGACTGTCTGCGAAACTGTTTGCTACGCAGGCAAATTGGAAAAGATATTCCCAACCGTAAAGGTAAACCTTCTACATAATTGGGAATTGCTACGCAATGCAAACTTTGATACAATGCAGACTTTGCTATCAGACATGATAGATGAGTTTATTGTTGATTGCGAAAAGAAAAATGCACCTAAGTTATTTCGTATTCACTGGGATGGCGATTTCTTCAATGATACTTATACTAACGCATGGAAATTCGTAATTGAAAAAAACCCTGATATTCAATTTTGGGTATACACACGAGTAAAGTCTGCAGCCCTTATCCTAAAAGATATTGATAATCTCTCACTATACTATTCAACTGATAGCGAAAATAAGGCTATTGGTATTGGTCTCAAGACTGAACATGGTGTTCGCCTTGCATACCTTGCGAAGAACTTTGCAATTGGTCAGGCAGACATGAAGGAACTAACTTCAAAGCCTGGCGCTAAGTGTCCTGAAAACCTAAAAGCCATTCCACTAATTAGCAATGCAGGCTCTGCATGCGTGTCTTGTTCACTTTGCGTATTCAATAAGGCAGATATTGTATTCTCTGCAACTAAGAAATAATATTTCATGAATACGTGGATGTGGATCTTACTATGGTTACTGATTCTGTTTATGTATCAGTGACTTAGTAGGCCCGGCGCAAAAAAGTCGATTTGTCAAGTTACGACACGCCTTTAAGATGTGGGGTTTATCACACCCAGAACGCCCTCTAGGATTTGATATTTATTATATTTTTTGCTAAAATTATACTATAAGCAAAACCACCACGATAGAAAGGCAATAAAAATGACACTAAGCGGATACACTTACCAAATCGGTGATTTATTCACAACAAGCAAGACAGGCGTTACTGGGCGCATCACAGATTTTAGTCCAATAAATGCTAAACTAACTAGAGTTTCATTACGCTTGGCAAACGGCGCACACCGCTTTGCTATGGTAAAGACTTCTAAGTAATCTCAAAATATGAGATTATTTCCCAATGGATTTGTATTTCCGAGATTTTTCGGATATACTAGAAATATAACCAACAACAGAAAAGGAAAAAAAATGACAGTAGCACAAGCACTATACAAGGTCGGCGACACTTACACATCACAGAAGTCAAAGGTAACTGGCACAATTACAGAAATCAAGCCAAACGCTAACGGCACAGTTCGTGTGAAGTTAGATGTTGCAGGTGCAACACGCTGGACAACTTGGAAGGCGTAAGCCTTTCATAGTCGCCAATGTACAGCGACTCTAAATAAGTGGCAGGAACGAACCTGAGCAAGTTCCAAAAAGGCTCATCACAAAAGTCAGACCCACCCCCTATAATAGAAATATAACCCACCAAAGAAAAGGAAAAAACACAATGGCAACAAGAGGAAAAGCAATCTCAGTAAAAATCGCAACACCAAAGGTAATCAAGGCACTAGAAGCATCACTCGCTAAAATTGAAGCAGACTACGCATCACAAGAAGCAAGCGAAGCAAAGTATCAGAAGGCTATGGAAAAGTATAGAAAAGAACTTGGTGCATTTGCGGTAAAGCATATCGCTAAGGCAGAAAATCTACGCTCATCATATCGCTCGTGGAATAATCAACTAAACATTGACTTTGACCTAACAGTTACTAAGGACTCGCTTCCAACTGAACCTGAGCGTGATTTCGTATCATTGAACGAATACGAATATCGTAATCAGAAAGAGGAGATTGCAAACGCAATTCGTATCCTTAAAATGACCGACGAGGAAGTTGTAAATACTTCCACATACAATGCGGTGGCTCGCTATCTCTAATAAAATGTAGATATGTCCTCTGGCAACACGATATATCTGTCTGCAACCTGAGCAAGTTGTAAAACTGCTTCACAAGTTTCGCCAGGCTGATTAGGGCGATTATAGAAATACTATAGAGCAAGGTTACTGCAGACCTAAAGAAGCAGACCACCTGAGTAAGTGCCAAAACTGCTCATCAAATTTCACAAGAACCATACGCATGGATATTAGTTCCATATACATGGTAGTGAGAGTTCCTGATCATGAACTAAAACTGATCACATTTGCCCCGGCCCAGGTGACCAAGATCACATCTCATTATGTAGGATAGGACCTTTACGTGTTGCATTTGTCAGCCCCCTCTGCTAGAATTATATTATTACCAAAGAGAAAGAAGGAAGCCCCTATGGGATTAGATATGTATCTCAGCGCTAAGAAGCATTTAGAAAAAATCAACTGGAAAGCCTTGCAAGATAATAATGAATTATCTTATTCATCTCCTGAAGCAGTCTATCCAAAATTCAATGACCTAATGGAATTGACACAACTATCAGATGTTGCAACAGATATCTACGGAGCAAGTGTAGAGGTAACCTGTGCCTACTGGCGCAAGGCTAATCAGATACACGCTTGGTTTGTAAGAGAAATCCAAGGTGGCGAGGATAACTGTGGTGACTACTATGTATCACAAGATAAACTAATAGAGTTGCTAGCACTATGTAAGCATGCCCTAGAAACTAAAGACCCTAGCCTATTTCCACCGCAGGCAGGATTTTTCTTTGGTGGTACAGACATTGATGAGTGGTATTGGAATGACCTAAAGAATACTATTAGTCAACTAGAGCGTATCTTTGCTCTACCTGAAATTGATAAGTTATCATTCTATTACTCATCATCTTGGTAATTGACATTTGTCAGTGGCCACTAGTACAATTGAATACATATACCAACTAACAGAAAGAGGCCCCCATGGACCAAACAGTAATAAATGCAACAAATGAATTCCTTCAGACACAGATTAGTGCACTGCAGGAAGCAATTGAAAAGAAAGATTTAATGATTGTTTCACTACAAGACCGTGCATCCCAAAATTCACAACGTGAATATGCAACTGCAGCATCAATGAACAAATTGCGTGATGACATGCAAGAGTGGACATTGGGTCAACTTGGCAATGGCCAACTTACAGAATCACAAGCAGAAGAAATTGCAGAGATTTGCGGGTTTGACCTTACCAAGGAAGTTGAAGTTGAAGTTAGCGTAACTTATAACCTGACCGTAAACGTTCCTTATGATGAGGACGTTGAATCAATTGTAAATGATATTGATTTTGAATCAGTGTCATATAATTCTGACAACATCACTTGGCTTACCGCTTCAGTTGACAGGGTTGATTTTTAGTAGGGGGCTACTAAAAGACATGTCGAATGTCTTTAAACTAGGCAAGGGACCTGAGCATTGTCCATGTAAACGGCTCACTTTTTATTTCTAAAACCCGGCGTGTCGTGATCAAGATCACATTGTGAATTACGACACATTACAAAAATGTCCGATTTACCCCATATCTAACTAGCCTGATTTGCATATGTCGGTGGCTCATGTTATGATTGTACTAACAAACAAACAGAAAAGAGAAAACTCATGGCACATGACCTAGAAACACAAAACGGAAAAACATCTTTTGCATCTTTCCGTGAACCTGCATGGCATGGATTGGGTACCGTATTCACAGAGGAAAAAACAACCGTTGAAATGCTGGAAGCAGCAAATCTAAATGGTTGGAATGTTCGTCTTGAGGATTTGGAAACCCCATCACATCTAACAAGCGACAAGTCATACCAATATGTCTTGCGTACAAATCCTACCGATAACACCCAGACCGATATTCTCGGCGTAGTTGGTGAGCGTTATCATGTATTGCAGAATGAGGATTTATTTTCATTCGGTGATAATATCCTAGACGGCGGTGGTCGTTGGGAAACCGCTGGCTCAATCAAGGGTGGTCGTGTTGTGTTCGGTGCATTAGCACTAGAGCGTGAAACAATCCTAGACCCTAACGGCGTAAGTGATAAGGTAAAAACTTATTTGCTTATCAACACATCACACGATGGCTCAATCGCTATTCAAGCAAGCATAACACCCGTTCGTGTTGTGTGCGCTAATACTCTCAACCTTGCTCTTGGTGGCGTAGGTCGTAAGAAAAATAAAGGCATCAAGCAATCATTCAAGATTCGCCACACACAAACTGCAAATGGTAAAGTGCAGATTGCTCGTGAGACTCTTGGTCTTGCTAATGCTTACATGGATGAATTTGATATTATGGCTAAGGCTATGATTGAAAAAGAAGTCAATGCTCTTGATTTCAACAAAATCATTCTCGCCGCATATCCTAAGCCAGAAAAAGATGCTAAGGGTTCAATCAAGAAGTGGGAAAATAAAGTTGATGTTATCAACGATATTTACACTGGTGAATTCAATGGCATGATTGCTGGCAATGCGTGGGGTGCTTTCAATGCACTTACTGAGCGCCTTGATTGGTACCGTTCTGCTCGTGGTGGTTCTAACGAATCTATCCTTGCAAGCGCAAGCGGATTTGACCCTGCTATCAACGCAGAAAAAAATCGCTTACTAAAAGTTGTGCAAGGCGTAATGTCTCTCGCATAATAAAATATCCTGAGCAAGATAAAAAACTGCTCACCATTTGGTTCCGTAGTTTAGTTGGTTAGAACGCTACCCTGTCACGGTAGAGGTCGTGGGTTCAAGTCCCATCGGAGCCGCCAAAGTAATCTCAAGATCTTGCGGGCCGGTCTCTATAACATTTTGTTACAAACCTTATTACGGTAGTATGATATTTTTCCCAAATCTCTATTACGGGACTTGCTATTTTTTCCCAGTTCGGGTACAATTAATATATACCTACTAACCAAAGGACCACCATGAGAGAAAGATCAAAAGGCTATATTGGCCAAATCGTTGACGGTAAGAAACTAGCCACAATTGCAAACAACATCTATCGTCTACAGTATAGTAATGACTTTAGTGAATGTACAGTAGATAATCTTCTACTCGTTACCCTGGATGAAAAAAATGTATTTGGCGATAACAAGTACGCTTTGGTTTGTTCAGAAGGCGTTGGCTGGGAGCAGGATACTTATGGATGTTTAGAAGTACCAACTAACATTGGTCAAATGGGTCTATGGAATGGAAGAGTGTTTATATCAGTAGACACTGTTAAAGAATGTCTATCAGATCAAATAGCAGATATCGCAGACTATATCCGTGTCTTTGGTGACCGACTAGAGCGCAACTGTGACCTATGGCAATCCAAAATGTCAGTGGCAAAGGATATGATAGTAGTATGACCACAACATACAAACCATACACAATATCAGAACTCGTAAATGAGATTTATGAGGATAACCTATCGCATTTTGAGTTTGAGGAAAACATGGGGGGAGACCCTTGTGATTGCCATTTACATATTACCATGAACACTATTGTCAAGTATTGGGGAGAGTAATGCTAGGTTATACAATGAATGATTTAAACAACATGAAGTATGGTGTTGACTCTGCTCTACTTGTTCTTGATTCAGATGAGCACCCTGCTATTCATAATTATCTAGTTACCGCTTCAGATTTCTTGGGTGGTCTATGGGCAGAAGGGTATTTTGACAATGTGGACTAAGTATGATTATCTCTGTACTGATTGTGATGCCCTTATAGAGATTACTGCTTGTGCTGATGTTTGGAAAGATCCCGCCTGTATTTGCGGGGGACTAGGGGTAGTTATCCTATTATCAGAATCAGGTGCAAGAGGACCCCTGTTAGAGGATGTGAGGAAGGTCACACCCCGTGAAGTTGTAAAAATCAACACCAACCCCTATAATTAATATATAGACCTAAAGGAGACCCAAATGCCAATGTATGACATTAAAGTAGTTGTTGAATATATGTATGAAGTAGAAGCAGAAAACGAAGCAGAAGCCGAGGAACAAGGCTGGCACTACGAGGACTATGCTTATTCAGGTGAAGTGTATTCAATTGATGTAGATGAAAAACCTGAAGAAGATGAAGAAGTAGAGTTAGATGAGGAAGTAATCTAATGGACATACAAACCTTCAAAGAGTATCTTAAGTTACATCTTCTCTCTCTAGAGCAAGACTCAGAGCGCCTTGAAGCAGTAATGAATCAATACAACAACTTTGAGGATGACTCATACCGTGAATTGGAGATTGAAGATATCTCTACTAATGGACAGATTATTGCCTGCTACCACTTACTAGGAGTACTAGATGAGCACTAAGTATCCTTTCATCCCCCAACATTTAGAAAAAGCCCTTGAAGATGTAACTATCCCATTAATCGATCTCATGCACGGAGAACTTAAAAACCTTATGCTTGAGTGGGAAAGTAAAGAGTTTGAGGATAAGCAGTGGGCAGAGGGCTACAAAGACTGCTTGACAGACCTGTACTGCCTAACGTATAATTTATCTATAGACAGAAAACGCATAGAGGAGACCCGATGACACCACAAGAAATGTTAGAACAAATGATTGACGCTGCTTGGCAAGACTTTGCTGAGATTTCTAAAGCAGAAGAAGAAGACGACTACAGCGATGCCATGGTATCTATGGACCGTACCCGTGCAGAGGGGTTTGCTGAGGGACTTGCAACTGCATACCATTTAGTGTATGATAGAGAGTACCTACCACAAGAAATCGCAGGTGACGAATAATGCCTAAATGTTTAGACTGTAATAATACTACCCGCTTTTGGTATGTAGAAGTAAGCCACAAACTTGGTATGTATGCCGAGGACGGCACAATGGAGGATGTAGAGGATGACTACTACGATGAAGTAGAAACCTCAACTGGAGAGTGTGCAGAGTGCGAGTCTAAGAATATCGAGGGGCCACTCTAATGGATACCTTTATTGAGATGGACTTTGACGAGTGGTGTGATACATATAAGCCAATCCCTAATAATATAGAGACTAATGCCTCTTTTGACGGGACCATGTTTGAGACTTATGGTGATGAGGTAGAGTTTGTCAAGAAGGCTGACCCTGCTCATATATGGACCTATGGTGACGGAGATGATGGTGGGTCTTACATATGGAACGGCTGGTCTTTTGTTAATCGAATAGGATACTTTATCACTGAGGTTCCTTGTCCCGCTGATACTACGATTCAAATTAAGGTTAGTTCTTATTGGTTTTATTGCGAAGCCTGCAGTGCAGAGATTGAGGATGATGGCCAATTAATTAATGATAAATACTACGAGTTGGGTTTTTGCCCAGAATGTGCTACAGTAGAACAGAAGGCAGAGGCAGAAAGGGAATCAGATTAAGTTATTACAATTCTTGATGACTTGGTTTGCAATAACAATAACAATATGGTTTGTCACAGGACACCTATAACACCAAAGGAGAAATATATGAAAGCAGTACTAACAGATTTAGTTTATGCAGGTTCGTTTGGAGTTGACTCAGGTCAAGCAATGGTAGGTGACCCCTGCTATCTAGATGACTGGGATACAAATAAAAGTGAGGAATGGAATCTAGAAGGCAAGGTTGGCCAGTACTCCTATCAAGGGGCAAGCGCAACAACCTTGGAGTCGGACTATGGCTCTCTTGGGTTTCATAATGCTGTAGTATTTTCTACAGGTTATGGCGATGGTGTCTATCCTGTCTATGTACAAATGAACGATGATGGTCGAGTCTCTAAGGTCGTAATTGATTTTGAGGGAGAACTTGATAATGAATAAGGATGATCTTAATATTAAATTAAATCAGGCGCAGCAATTGCTATGGGGTGGGTCTGAGACAGAAAATATTGAAGCCCATAACATTATTGCTAAGTTAATTGGAGACCTAGAAGAGGACCCCTATGTGGACACAGCCGACATTGTTTGATATCATTGAAGTAAACACCTACGACCTAAAGGAGCAAGAATAATGGGAGCACGTATAAATTTTGTATTCAAGGATTCAGAGGACGGACCTAGCGTGGTCCTATACAGCCACTGGGGCCAGGATTCATGGGAGACTGATATCGCAGAGGCCCTAAGACATGCAGCGCCACGCTGGTTTGATGCCGCATATGGTACCCGCATGATGATTAGTTATTTAATCCAACACAACATTCTTGATGAGACAGGGTTTGGCCTATACGCTATTAATGGGACCAACTACGACCTAGGCGAGCAGACGGTAGTCATCGACTTTACTAACAAGACTATCACTGATAATGTGCCCGTGGAATGGGAAGCATTTATTAATGCATATGCACCAAAGGTTTTTGCTGAGCAAGACTTGGGGTAGGGTCATCCCAGTCTAAGGGGTCGAGGGGGCAGTGCTGTGGTGGGCTTGCCCTCTCCCCCACTTTTTGGTATAATGAATTGAGAGGAGTACCATGTATCGTATCAGTAAAACTATAACTAAAACAAATGAAGAAAAAGTCGCTGAAAAGATTGGCGTACTACTATCAGATTTTCATCTTGACTTAGAAAAGGTTGGGGTCTATATGGCTCGTAGTCTTCCTTATCTTGTTTTTCGCAGGGGACTTGAAGTACTGGAGTCTGCCCAATTCCAACTTGACATAGTAGAACAAAAGAGAGTAGAATATAACCATGACCGACTTTTCTAATATATGCGATATCTTAGGACAACTCTATGAAGACTATAGTGAAGACCCAGGGTTCAGAGAGTTCATAGAATTCAACGACATTGGTTTGCCACTTGCTTATTTGGCACAAGAGAATTTGTGCGCTGTAAGTAGCGACGGAGAAAAATATGTTGCTGAAACTTGGCAACTATTCTTGGCTTCTCTAAACCTTGAAGACGAAGGTTTTGAAAGTCTTGACGAAGTGCTTTCTGCTTCAAGCAACGGGGAGTGATCCCTGCCCTTCGGGGCCGGAGTCTATATCATAGAAAACCATCTATGTCAAACCACATTTCCTAAAAACTTATTACGATAGGGCTATTTTTTTCCCAGATCCATAGACAAACCTTCAAACCTTATTTCCAAAAAAACATTACGAACCCTAAAAAACTTTTCCCCGTACCAAACCTTATTTCCCAAACCATCAAACCAGATATAAAGGTTTGGTATTGTATCTTATACTACTGACATTACGATCATTCTTATTTATCCCCCGATCTAAGGCTGTTTACTAAGCCTATCAAACATTGTAGAACGGTTTGTAGATGGTACAATAGAATATGGGGAAAAAACAAATCATTCAATTTGAGTCAGTGCATTCAGCACATCCCAATGTAATGATTCCCGCAAAAAGTTTAGTTCCTAAATGGTTTAAAGATGAAAAACTACTAACACCACCAGAAACAACTTTTAAAAATTGTGTACCTTTTTTGGACTCTTTAATATCTGGATATCTGGTAACACTGCCTGTAGACATTCTTGTAACACAACAAGATGGTCATCCAATTATTAACTGGAGACAGTCTAATGATGGTTTGACAATGGTTGGTTTTAGACTTAATGAATCTATAGACAGGATCCCAACCCCGCATGGGTATCATAAGGATTCTTTCTATTGGCACTTTCCAGTATCATTTAAACTACCCATAGGGTACAGCGCTTTGTTGACGCAACCAATAAACAGGTTTGATCTTCCATTTCAATCTCTTTCTATAGTCTTGGATGGTGGATATACCCTTGTTCCAGAAGCCCGTGTCACTTTCTTTATTCGTGAGGGGTTTGAAGGTATCATTCCACAAGGTACTCCGATACTTCAGATCATACCATTTAAAAACGAAGAGTGGGTTGCTAAAGATACACCAGGTATAGTTGCTGAAGGGCAAAAGAGTAAGGTGCTCTCAAACTCTGTATATGTAGGCTGGTATAAAAAAACATGGTGGGCTAAAAAAAATTACAACTAACTAACAGAATAAGGACATTACGATCCCAGGGGATCTAGCGGGGGATTACGAATGATACCAAATTCCCCTAGCATAATACACACTAAATAGACAAACCTTTTTTCCTGGTTTTCTAGAAATTATCAAACCTTTTATATATTTTTTCCTGGTTTTTCCTAGATTTTCTGGACATTTTGCTACATTTTGTAGAGGGTTTTTAGGCTATAAAGGTTTGACAAATAGGAGGTTTGGGGGTATAATGTGAGGTTTGGGAATGTGAGGTTTGACATATGAAGGTTTGTGTGATAGGAGGTTTGGCCCCTTAGACATTACGACCCCATCTGTCTAAATGCTCAATGCTCCCTTTCTCTCCACTTTCCTCCACTAAAAGAATATCTAAAAAATATCAGTAAGATTTATCTGTGGATAAACCTGTGGATAACTATGTTATATAGCCGTTATCAAACCAGAAATATCAAACCTTTGCCTGTGGATAACTCGTAGAGTTACTCTGATAAACTATCAAACCAGTAGTATAATCAACCTATGGACCTAGCAACATTATTCATTTATTGGATATACGGAATGATCGGATTATCAGGTTTGCTAATGCTTTGGGCTATTAAAGAGTGTATTTTCCCAGGGGATAAGTAACCATGGATATGTTGGTTTTCTGCGCTATCCCATATATCCTGGCTATCGCCTTAGCATCTTATATCTGGTATAGGGGCTAATATCTTATACTAGGGATTACGATGCCCTATTGACTTCCCCCGCAAAATTTGAGATAATGGTTTTATGACTACAAAAACAAAATCTCCTACTAAAGTGGAGATAAATATTAAAACCAGCAAGTGGAGATTTTTAGATACCCAACTTGGAGTTTATTCTTTAGAAGAATGGAATACAAAGAAAGAAGCACACAAGCATGCTGGTAAGTATCGCAGAAAGCATGGGCTATAAGCATGCAAACCTTTCTACCTTCAGCAGATTATGAATACGCTGCCCAAACCCTAGACAACAAGCGCCTTAATAAACAAATCCTAGAAGGCTATCAGATTATGAAGGTTTTGTCTGGCGCTTCTGAGTCTGGTGCTTGGCGAAACCATCCAGCAGTTCTTATGTGGAAGGATGCCGAACATAGTCTTATGGACTACATAGATAACATGGTTTATGAAGCGAACTTTCGTGGTATCAAGACTGATAAAAATGTATCAAACCTTCAAACCCTAAAGCGATCATTTAGCCATATGTGGGGTAACATTAAACCTGTTTGGTCAAAGCCAGAACATATTGATAGAGTCATTACTACTCATAGGGTTAATCTTTATCGTAAGGATTCTGTTCTTTATTCTCAATTCTATACCGCCAAAGATTCAGAATTTAATACACCTTGCTGTGATAAATGTTTATATTATTGGGCTACACACAGGGAACGTAACCGATAGTGAACCGATAGGTTCATAGGGTGGTTTGATACTTCTATTTTGCGCCGAACTTTAGTTGCACTTTTCGCCGAACTTTGGTACACTTGAGTTATGAACAATCATAATTGTGATTTTAGGGTTGACCTAGATGGGCAGATAACTTGCTCTGTTTGTGGTGCTATGGATGACAATATGAAACCAGATATTTTTGAAAGCCAGGTTGATTTTGAATAAGAACGAATGTCTTAAGTGCGAGATGCACCATAAAGATCCACTATTTTGGGAGACTCATCAAACTATGACTGATGGCAGGATATGGTGTGCTTATGCTAAGAAGTCTTGAAATACCCGATCCTTTTCAAACCTTTGTAGCCAAAAAATATGCCAACGCTAAGGGTCTTGTATATGACTTCTTTGCTAAGGAGTGGTATCTTAAAACTGCTTGTTGTGGTGAGGAACTTTATGCCCCAAATAAAAAGACAATGAATAAGATCCGTTTATATCATACAAGAAATGAGTGCCTCAATGGATACTGAACAAACCTTCGATCAAGAATTTGATGTGACCGAGACTACTAAGGCTATTGTTGATAAGGCTAAGGCTGAGGTTAAGGCTAAGTATGGTAATAAGAAGAGGCATAGGCAATGACTGGTATTATCTGTGATATTTGTAAAAATAAAAATGCTACACAAGTATTACGAACTGGATCTTTTTGTGCCAGGTGCTATACTAATAAACTAAAGGGGGTTACAAATGATTAATGCTTTATTTCTTATTCCCGCATTTTTTGCAGGGTATTTGGTATGCTATGTTGCAATGACATATAAGGTTGACCAAAATTAAAGAGCCAAAGATTATGAAGATGGACTGGAAGTCTCTAGGCTATGAAAGGCAGTACAAAAATGGAAGAGTACGATGGGTACCTAAAGAGGTTTACGAAAGAACACAAGACGAAGAACCTTCTGCTTAGATGGTTTGCAAATCTTTGTGAGAAACCTGCTAACTATCATCTAAACAAGTTCTTGCATTATAGTGATCATGATGATTATGGAATTATATGTAGGTACCACGCAAAAGTTTCTTACTGGCTATACAAGCCCTACCTTAAGTGGGGAACTATGTATACTCTCAATGTTGACAAACTTGATTAATTTTGTTATACTTAGTGTATGGAAACGAGTTCAGTATTGTTTAGTATATTCTGCATGTCATTAGGACTATGGCTTTTATTAGGTAAGGTGTAATCATGGCTAGGATAGTTATATGTTATATTTGTAAGAAAGAGATTGAGTCTCGATCACCTTTTGCACACGAAACCTTAACAAACCACCTAAAGAAAGATCACAAGGAAGTACATGCTTAAATTTTTATGGGGCATGCTTGCAGGATATATGGTTGCTAATTTTGAGTTTGCTAGGTATCTTGTTAGCAAGGGGTACAGGTCTGTTCATGACATTCCAGATAAAGATTGAAGAGTTTGATCCTAGGATTATTAAGAAGAATGCTTTCTATCTCCCACCAATTCCTTGGCAATGGACACTTTTAGAAAATGGTAAGATTATAACATTTGGCTATTGCCATACTGAAGAAGATGCTAGTGAGATGGCTAATCAATCTTTAAACTATTTTAAAAAGCCTCAGTGCAATTAGAACAATAAAAAGTTGGTTTATCAATTGCTTTATTGTCGCCAATAATTATACGATTAGATTTTGCCATATCTAAGAGCACAGGGTTTACCTGACCATATACTATGGGTATTAGGTTTAAGCCGCATTTTTCACACATAATTTAATCATACCATACTTGCACAAAAGATCAAAGTTTGATATACTAAGTATATGAAAAATACTTATAAGTGTCCTGACTGTAAAACTTCTATTATTATTAATACCAAAGTGCATGAACTACCAGAGTCAATTATATGCCCTTGCGAAACGGTAATGCCGTTAGAATCATCTAAGTAATATGTGGTCATGGGTGTTGGCCTTTATTGGCGTGTCTGGAATATTTTTAGTTGGTCGCAAGACTATCTGGGGATGGCTAGTTCTGTGCTTAAATGAAGTTTTGTGGATTATTTATGCGCTAACAACCAAGCAGTATGGTTTTATTTTTGCAGCAATAGCATATGGAATAGTGTATGTTAAATCATTTATTCACTGGAGAAAAGATGAGTCGTGATTACTTTAAAAAGTTATGGTCAACTATCCTATCAAATGGTGTAAGGCAAGACCCTGAAGGTAATTGGAATGTTATAAACTCTTCTACCAATAAGCGTAGAATGGAAGGCAAGGGGTCTAGCGTAGGTGGTGTATCTGGTCCTAATCAACATCAATGGATACCAGCCAAAATTTACGTAACGCCAGAAGAATTAAAAGAAGTCTGGGACAAACAAGATGGCAAGTGCTATTGGTTTGGAGTTGATTTAGACTTAGAACTACTTTACAAGTCACACCCTGACTGGATGCCAAAGCACCCAATGTGTCCTAGTATAGATAAGATTGATGTTAATGGCGACTATACAAAAGATAATATTGTTATAACTACTAGATTTGCAAACTTTGGCAGGAACGTTTGCGAGTTTGATAGGTTTCATGATATAGTAAGGGCATTAAAGAATGGATAAGTTTTGTGGTTTCTGTGGATTAAAATTAGTAAATGGTGATTGTCGTAATTGCTTTAGCAATAAAAATACATTAACTGAATTTGAAATGGAAGATGACTAAAGAAAAAGAATTTGAGGATTGGGCTAAAATGAATAATGTTGACATTACAACAGAGTTACATCTTCAATATCAAAGGTCTTTAATCATAAATGAGTTAGCAATGGCGGGTATAGCAATTGATCTTCCTGGAGATTTTTTACAATCTTTAAACTCACAGCAGTTTGCAGAGGTGATTGCTGGATTAATTAGAAGGAGAGTTAAATGAATAGTTGGATTGAAGAACTAGACGAAGACAAAAAGAAAGATTTAATGGAAATGATTATAATGACTGTTAAAGAGATTCGTGAACAGATGGATCAGGACATTCTTTTTACTCAGCAAATATGGGAACGTAAAGGTTTTCTGAAAAGCCGTAGGACTCGTAAAGCGTTTGAAGCATGTCGCTCAATTGTTCAGGGAAAAAACGAAATATTTAAGGATAATGATGAAAAACAAGATTAAGTTTACTGCTATGAATAAGTTTGACTATGATATTCAACTAAAGCCATATCCAGCATCTACAAATATTCCAAGTTGGTGGAGAGATGAACTGCCCTACACTGTAAGTGAGTCAAACCCAACTGGGAAAAAAATAATCGTTGAAAATTCAACTTCTAATGCAACATTTAAAAAATGCACACCAATGCTTGATGCTATAACATCAGGCTACATAATTCCATTATGGACAGATGTTCAGGTAAGAATAGTTGATGGTGAACCAGTCATTACTTGGAGAACACAAAGACAGGTATTTTTAAAACATGGAGAGGCCTCCGAAAGAGTGGTTCCTCCAACTGGATACTCAAACCATGTTTTTAAATATTTAAATACATGGATGCCAAAAACTCCAAATGGTTATTCTGTTTTGGTAACCTCACCATTTGGACATAGAAATTTACCTCTTCAAGCAATTCCTGCTATTATAGACTCAGATAGGTCAACACTAGACATTGTTCCTCCTATGTGGCTAAAAGATGGTTTTGAGGGAATAATTGAAAAAGGAACCCCAATGATTCAAATAACTCCATTTAAAAGAGAAAACTGGGAATCGGAATGTGACTATTTAGAATATGGAGAATTTGAAAAAAATCAAGAAAAAAACTTTAACTCAACTTTAATAAACCATTACATAAAAAATGTATGGTCAAAAAAAAGTTATAAGTGAAAGTTTATATTGATGGCTGATCCAAATCAAACCCCATCCCGTGGAGAATGGCTATGCCCTTGTAGTGGGTGTCAAAAAAGCATTTCTGCAGAACGCAAACAACTTATTGAGTTATTTGAAAAAATCAAAAATGATTATTTAGTTTATCGTGGATCTTCTTTTCACAAAGATACTGGTGAATTGATGTGGGCTAAAGATGATGCGATGGCATATGCTGAAGGCATTGATACAGTAATAGAATTAATAAAAGATAGAATGCCAAAGCCAAAACTAAAGAAGTAAAAACTAGCACCAGTAGCCAAGTTGGTTAAGGCCCCGAACTCATAATTCGGTTATCGTAGGTTCAAGTCCTACCTGGTGTACTATGGGCCTAAAGCATTAAAGTGATGCTCAGGACTTTTAATCCTGAGAAGAAGGAGCATTACCTTCTAGGCCTACGCCTCTGTAGTTCAGTGGACAGAACAATGGACTTCTAAGCCATGTGTCGCAGGTTCGATTCCTGCCAGGGGCACAAGTTAGTACTTACCACCACGACGCTTGTATTCGGCTACTACCCATGCGTTTGCCACTGCTGATGGATAAACTTGAAACTTTTTCTTTGCTGCTGAAACAACTCTTGCGTATAACTCTTTATCTTGTGGCTCACCTTTACGTGGTTTAATAATGTTTCCATAATTAGTTTTCTTTTCAAGATCAAAAATTGATGTAAGTCTTTCTGCCCCAGGGATAAATTTTCCGAAATCCATAAATATATCTGACGATTCTTTAGTTCTGTTTACGATTGCTCTTGACCATGAGAACCCAGCATCTCCGCCCCATGCATCCCACATGATACGACCATTAGATGGATTAGATGTATTGTAAAAGTCTTTACCCTTTTTATCAACTTCGTGCCGTGCAAAAAATGAATACATGCGTTTAACTGTATCGAGAGACATTGCAGAACCATTTACGATATCTGTTGCCCTTCCCCAACCTACAGGTGTTCCTGCTCCTGTTGCCTTGCCTTCTTCTTTCCACTTTAAAGCACGACGAGCCGCTGCTTTCATACCCGAATTAGGGCTATATGTATCTGCCATACTTCTATTATACTATAGATTGTGGTACAATTATTGTAAAGGGGTGTATCTTGGCTAGAATTGTTTTTTTAGGTAACTTTGGTGTGGATTATAGTAGTGAAAATCATCACGCAAAATCTCTTGAATCCCTTGGGCATACCGTAGTTAAAATGCAAGAGCGTGAAGCAAGAAGTCAGCATATCCTTAGAGAATCATTGAGCAGCGATCTATTTGTCTGGGTACACACACATGGGTGGCACACTCCTGGAAATATAGGTATGGACCAGGTTTTGCTTAAACTTAAAGAGGCAAAAGTTCCAACAATGACATATCACCTTGACTTGTGGTTTGGTATTGAGCGTCAAAAAGATTTAGATGAGGACCCATTTTATAAAACCATTGGTCACTTCTTTGCTACAGATAAATTAATGACTGATTGGTTTAATGAAAATACAGAAGTTAAAGGTCATTTCCTTCCTGCGGGAGTATATGACAAAGAGTGTTATGTTCACTCTCACTATAACCCAAAATATTTTGATTACGATGTTATTTTTGTTGGAAGCAAAGGGTATCATCCAGAGTATCCCTATCGCCCACAACTAATAAACCATTTAAGATCAGTATATGGTAAGCGCTTCCTTCACGTCGGTGGGGATGGAGACACAGGTACAATTCGTGGGGATGCACTAAATAAAATTTATGCTCGGAGTAAGATAGCAATTGGTGATAGTCTTAACATTGGCTTTAACTATCCTTACTATACAAGTGATAGAATGTTTGAAAGTACTGGTCGTGGAGCATTTACTATCTACCCTCGAATCAAGGGCCTTGAATATCTTTTTACAGACAAAGAGATTGTTCTATATGAGCATGGAAATTTAAAAGATCTAGAAGAAAAGATTAACTATTATCTAGAGCATGAAGAAGAAAGAGAAACTATTCGTATGGCTGGTCATGAAAGAACAAAAGTAGACCATACATATATTAATAGATGGAAAAATATCTTAGAAGTGTTGGAAATTAAGTGAAGTATTTAGTTACTGGTGGTGCTGGTTTTATTGGATCTAACTTAGTTAATAAGTTAATTAATCTTGGCCATGATGTGATTTGTATTGATAATGAGTCTGCAGAATGTCATGATCAATTCTATTGGAATGATCAAGCACAAAATTATAAGTATGATATTTGTGATTATGATCTAATTGCTCCACTCTTTAAGGATGTTGACTGCGTATTTCACGTCGCATCTGATGCAAGAATACAGCCAGCAATACTAAATCCTAAAAAATCTATTCATTCAAACGCAGTAGGGACAGCCAATGTTCTTGAACTTTGTAGGGTAAACAATATAGATAGGCTAATCTATTCTAGTACATCCTCTGCTTATGGCAAGAAGGCAATACTTCCAAACATAGAAACACAGCCATCTGACCCACTAACACCATACTCTGCTGCTAAAGTTTTTGGTGAAAACCTTGCAAAAGTTTATTATAACCTTTATGGTCTTAAAACTATATCGCTCAGATACTTTAATGTTTATGGAGATAGGCAGCCATTAAAAGGACAGTATGCTCCAGTAATAGGGCTATTCTTAAAACAATATCATGAGTCAAAACCACTAACAGTAGTTGGAGATGGATCTCAACGCAGAGACTTTACACACATATCTGATGTGGTAGAAGCAAATATACTTGCATCTGAAGTTAAAGATGGATTTGGAGAGGTATACAATATTGGGTATGGAAGTAACTATTCTATACTTGATATTGCTAATATGATTTCAAATGATATCAAGTTTATACCGTCAAGAGTTGGAGAGGTTCAAGAAACTCTTGCGTCTAACTCTAAGTTTAAAGATTTAACTGGATGGATACCAAAGGTATCACTAATAGAATGGTTGCAAAAATGACAGAAATGGTTAAAGCAGTTTTAAACGGAGAGTTTGAAATGATCTTACCTAAGCATCGTGCAGATAGACCAGACTGGTATCAACCGCATGGGTGGGAAAAACCAAGACTAAAACATATGTCTGAGAACATTAGTGCTGGAGATATTGTTTATTATGTTGGTGCAGAAGAAGGAGAGTTTCCAGCATTATGTCAAATGTGGGGAGCAGAAGTAGTTTTATTTGAGCCAAACCCTAAAGTTTGGTCTCACTTTCCTGCAACATGGACTGCAAATAATTTAGAAATTCCTATGGTATGTATTCCTGGATTTGCATCTGACAAGATAAATAAACTTTCTAGAATATATTATAACGAATGGCCACCAGAGGTTAATGATGTAATTGAAGCAGCACATGGATTTAAAGAACTATATCTTGAAGGAGATACATATGGTCAAATTACAATAGATTCTTGTGTATATGATCATGGTATTAAACCACCTACCGCTATTTCATTGGACGTAGAGGGTAGTGAATGGAGGGTGCTAGGAGGTGCAGAGAAGGTGCTTAGAGAGTACAAACCAAAGATTTGGCTATCTGGACACCCTGAGTTTATGTTGCAGCAGTGGGATGAATCTTTATATAATCTTAGACAATGGATCAAGGGATTAGGATATACTGAAATAATTTTAGACTATCAGCATGAGGTGCATCTTTATTATGAATCATGCTAAAACTTTTTGGGATAACGCTGCTAAAGATCCAGATGTAAGGTATAAGTATATTGCAGATGAGTGGGCAACTACGGAAACATTTTTGGATCTTATAAAAAATAATAATCACGAATGGAATGGTGTTTTAGAAATTGGTTGCGGAATAGGCAGACTGCTAGTTCCTTTTGCGGATATGCACAAAGAGTGTAACTTTTATGGGATAGACATATCTGATGAAATGATAAACCTTGCACCTAAAAGAGATAATATAAAGTATCAAGAACTTGCAGATAACCTTGATTTTGTATATTCAATGTTAGTCTTTCAGCATATTGAACATCAAGAAAAGATTAACTACACAAAACTTGCTTATGAAAAATTAAAAGTTGATGGTATTTTATTCTTTCAGTTTGTTGTTGGGGAAGAGAACTCTCCATACTCCTATCAAACATCAAGGTTTGAAATTGAAAAAATGCTGAGTAGTGCAGGATTTAAAAACTTAATATTTACAAATCATATGCATCCTGAATGGATGTTTGTTAGGGCTACAAAATGACTAATGCATATATATATTCTATTGATCCACTTGATGCTGCAGATGGCAAGTGGGATTATGGACTACTTAAAGAAACATTTGAAAGAAATAATGTTGATCAGGTAGTTGTAAAAGAAATACCAAAAGCAGATCGTGGGTTTGTTGTTATTCCTGGACATGGAAATGCTGGTAAAGAAAAAGAAATATCAAACCAATTAAAAAACCTTGATAGAGTTGTCTTGTTTATAACTGGTGATGAAAGCGCTCAATTTAATGTAGATAAAATTAGTCATCCTAATATTTCTATTTGGGTTCAATACCCACATCAAAAACATGAAAAATATAATAAATTTTTTATTGGTCCACCTCAGCATTTAAAGTCTAACCTACCTGATTATCCTGTTAAAGAATATGACATTTATTTTGGTGGACAAATAACCCATCAGCGTAGACAACAGTTAGCAGAGGTTATGCCAGACCTTCCCAATGCCCTCTATAAGCCTACAAAGGGCTTTGCACAGGGAGAACAGCCTAAAGAGTACTACCGCACCCTATCAAAGGCTAGAGTTGTTCCAGCCCCCGCTGGTGCCCAAGTTATAGACACCTTTAGATTCTTTGAGGCCATTGAAATGCTGGCTTTACCTGTTGGTGATCTTATTGATTCTAAAGGTGAAATGATTGATTATTTTAACTATGTTTACCCTGCGGGAGTGCCAATTGAAAAGATTGATGACTGGAATAAACTAAAAGAAATCCTTCCTAATCTTATTAGTAACTATCCAAACAATATGCACCAAGTGGTATGCTGGTGGATTAAATATAAAAGAGATTTTTCTATTAAAGTTATGAGGGATCTATATGAATAAAAATGATGTAACGATTATTATTGCTACCTCTGTATTGCCAAGCCACCCAGATACAAGAATAATTGATGAAACAATTTCTGCAATTAGGGTTCACTTTCCTAACAATGAGATTATACTGCAAATTGATGGCTTGCGTGAAGAACGTTTGTCTCGTAAAGCAGATTATGATGAATACAAAAATAGAATTTTATGGAAGTGTTTGCATGAATGGAAAAATGTTTTACCAATAATTTTTGATGAACACAGTCACCAAACAACAATGATGAAGGAAACAATTGATATCATTAATACTTCTGCAATGCTTTATGTTGAAGGAGATGCGCCACTTACCCCAGACTATGAGATTGATTGGCAAAAATGTTTAGATATGATTGAATATGAAAAGGCTAATACAATTAGATTTCACTTTGAATCATCTATTCCTTTTGAACACAATCATTTGATGTTGGGCATTGAAGATGGTTTTATGAAAACAATTCAGTGGAGCCAGCGCCCACATATAAGTGCAGTAAAGTATTATCGTGATATTGTTTTACCTTTTTCTGATGAAAAAACTTTTATTGAAGATAGGTTTCATGGCAAGGTTCAAGATGATGGGTGGGATACTCACAAGCTTTGGATATATCATCCAGAAGGCAACATAAAACGCTCTTATCATTTAGATGGCCGTGAAGGTACACAAAAATTTACAGTAGACGATGATGCCTGGGGATATAAAGAGTGACATTTGGAATAATTGCAAGATGTGATAATAGTGGATTGGGAAATCAGACAAGGGATCTGGTTAAAATGCTAAATCCAGACAGGATTCTTTTAATTAACTCTGCAAAATTTAATAATAATAAACAATATCCTGAGTGGTATGATGGCTATAACGTAATCATGACAGATGGTTTTCCAACTAAGCAAGAGGTTGCTAGGTTTATGGATGGACTAAATTCTGTACTTACATGCGAAACCTTTTACCATCCACACTTTATTCACCTTTCACAAAGACGTAATGTTAAAACATTAATGCAATATAACTATGAGTTTCTTGATCATTTAAATAAACCAGATATGCCTTTACCAAGCTATATGATTGCCCCTAGTTATTGGAAAATAGATGAGGTTGTTAGTAAGTTTGGCAATGATACTGTCGTTATTCATCTACCGCCACCTACTGACTCATCTGAGTTTGCTTCTGCAAGAAATAATAATCTTGGGAAAGATCATAAAAGAATTCTTCATATTGGTGGTAAGGCAGCTTCCCAGGATAGGAATGGTACTCAAACTGTTATTGATATGCTTGAGCATTCAACAGCTGACTATGAGTTGGTCATTAGAAGTCAGACGGAACTTAAAGTTAATTGCAAAGATCCTAGACTTACTATTGATATAAGTAATATTGACCATAGATCATCAATGTATGAAGGATTTGATGCCATGGTTCTTCCAAGAAGATATGCTGGTCTGTGCTTGCCAATGAATGAAGCACTCATGAGTGGGCTGCCAGTCTTTATGACTGATATATCACCAAACAATGAAATTCTTCCAAACGATTGGCTAATTCCTTCAAGAAAAATAAACACACTTATGACAAGAGTTAAATTAGATGTATATGAGGCTGATCCCAAAGAGCTTGCTAAAAGAATTGATAACTATGTTAACAGTGATAAAAAAGCAGAAAAAGAAAAAGCTGCAACTATTGGGTTTGAAAACTTTGATCCATCTATTCTAAAGAATCAATACCTTCAGATTCTGGAAGGATAAACTCTTCTGAGAATCTTTGTTTCAAATCTCCAAGAGTCATAAACGTTGCTTTTCTATCTTTTATGAATTCAATATTTGTTCTAAGTTCTTTAATCTTATAGTCTGTAAACTTTAATATATAATAAGATAACCATAGATCATCAATGATCCAATATTCTTCGGGACAATCAAAAAAGTCTTCATTTAAGAATAGCTTAGATTCACAGATAAGACCACCTGTGCCAGCATAATTGCCTAACTCATTACCAACAATTTTAATCTTTCTTTTGTATCTTGAATTAATCTTGTGTGCCCAAAAAGATTTTATACAATCTCTTTCATATTGTCTATGACATTCTTGTATAAACGTATTTGGAATTATTTCATCGTCATCAATAAATATTATTTTTTCATATCCTTCTTCAGCAAGGTCTCTTGCCAACAGAAATCTAGCAAATTGTTTAAAATCATTTGCGTAGTTATGAACAGAGATATTTAAAGTCCCTTTATATTTATCTAAATATTGTAAAAGTTTTTCGTTTCTATTAGAATTGTCAACAATATAAAAATCAAAGTCTTTATCTGTTTGATTATTTAAGCAGTGCAAAGTAACTTTAAGGTTTTCAAACCTAATATAAGTACACATTATTAGCGCTGTATTTGACATGTTAATCCATAATAGCATAAAAGAAGACCAGCCTATTTCTAGGCTGGCCTCCATAATATAACTACTTTGCAGCAGCCTTTTTAGCAGCAGCCTTCTTCTTTACAGGTGCCTTAGCAGACTTTAGAGCCTTCTCTACTTCCTTAGCATCTGGCAATACGCCAAAAGCCTTGTCGTTAGGGTTTATTGCTCTGATTGCTACTGGTGCGATAGCAGCAACAAGTGCTGTCCATAGATCCTTTGGATCTGTTACGCCAGCCATGTATAGGGCAAGACCTGATGCAAGTACTGAGCGACCATATGATGCTAGTAGTGCCTTTAGTTGTTCTGTATTCATTTTATTCCTCCTAGGATATAACTCGTGTTAGTAATGTAAAGCCAATCCATAGACCAATAATTCCTGCGACTCCCGCAAAAACTGGTGGTGCTGGTACTGGCAATTTGAATGCTGCGAACACGACACCGCATCCAAAACCTGTTAGTGTTGATAGAATAATATCTTTCATTGTTTCTCCTCAATAGATAATAGTTGTTTTAATTTTTTTTGTTTTGTATATTCTTTTATAGCTTCTATAACCACATCTCTTTCTTCAGGTGGCCAAGCATTCATTAATATTTGTTTTATTCCATCTTTTTCAAGCTTATCTACAAAATTATCAAATTGCTCATAGGTAAAATATTCAACATCAGTTACTGAATGCTCTAACTCTCCTTTACGCCATGCTGGTTTTATAACATATCCATCTAAAAGGCTTAGCTCTGCTTCTGTTTTTCTAAATACTGGGGTCATTGCTATCATAGCATCTGTATCTTTTAGATTTATTTTATTTGATAATAATTGATCAGGGTTATTATTGTCTACAGACCAGTGTTGATTTATATAGGATCTGTAAGGTAAAATTATTTTATTTTTATATATCTGTGCTGCTTCTAATACATACTGATTTGTTGTTGATACATAAAAATCTAATTTATTAATGTAATCCTGATTTCCTGGCATTGTATTTAAGGTGTTTACATAATCAACAAGATATTTTGATCTATCAACCTTGCTTGATAAGTCATTAACATTTCCTAATATTCCACCAAAATCTATTTCATTTTCTTTTGGATATCCAGAAATTAAATTTATTTGTAGTCTTTGTTTCATTATTGAGTTAATAGATTTGTTAATTATACAAAGGTATTGTGGTGAAATTGTGTATGGCCTTATTGCAACCAAGTATTTAATTTTTTCTGTAGATTTTATATCCCTTGCAACTTTTGTAAACATATCACCTTGTGATAAGTCATGTGTAAACATTACACCACTAAATCCACTATCTTCTAGTCTAGATATAAACCCTTCCTCAAAATAGCCACCAAAATAATAAAATTCCATATTAAATTATCTCACACTTTCTTCTTTAATTTCTTCTATTACTTTTAATATAATGTCTGTTTCAAGGTCAGTAACATTATTTGATATTAAGATTCCATCAAAATTATCTTGCTTTAAAGATAAAACAAAATCTTTAAATTCATTTTCTGTGAAGAACTCTGTATCTTGCAAGAAATTAGCCCTATCTAAACTATCCAGTTCCTTTTTATTTTTTCTAATTGCTGCAAGAACATATACCATAGACTTTTGTGGCTGTAGATCAAGATTTTTTGTTTTATACCATGAATAGGGTACTATAACCTTGTTGTCTTTGACTGCTTCAAATATAAACTTATTTGTGCAAGATACATAAAATTGAGGAAGAATGTCTTTTATTTCTTTTAATTTTATTAAGTATTGTTCCATATAGTTTAATCTTTCTATATTTGAAGATAAATCATTGATATCTCCCACAATCGTACTAATAGTTTTTTCTTCATCAGGTATCGCTCCTGTTACAAAATTAATAAGTATTCTATTTCTAGATATTTTATCCATTGATGCTTTTATTTTCACCAATTGCTGTGGAGTAATAGCATAAGGCCTTGCTGCAACCATGTACTTTATCTTTAATTTTGTGTCTATAGAATGAGCTATATCTATAAAATAGTCAGGACCACTTGAAGAATATGGGAAAAGAATTCCCGTAAAACCAGAAATCTCTAATCGCTCAGATAGCTCTTTAAAATTAAAGGTAGGTGTTCTTTGAAACCAATATATTTTCATTTTTATTTTCCTGGTAATAATTTTTTTAATTTTTTAAATTCAATAGATATTTTTTTCATGCCATCATAGTTAGGAATCATGCCCATTATGTCACCGTACTCATCAAAATAACTAATAAGTGGGTCAACTTCTAATACAAAATCACTTAGACCAGACTGAACTTCTTCAATATAATCAAATGCTGAGTCACGAGAATCAGAAAGAAACTTAATAAAACTTTCTTGATGAGCATCATTGTCTAGTTTAGTTTGAGATGACATTAAATTTTCAATTTTTAAATATGCTACAGAAAGCTTTTTTACATTATTTTTTAATGCTCTGACCTTAACATATAATATTAGTAGGGCAGATAATGAAATAAAAAGCAAAGATCCAAGTATGATTATAATTTCCATAATATATATTATACCAATGCCTCTCTTGTTACTAGCACAATTGCGCCTTCCATCTCTAATCCATGTTTTAGCTGAACAACATACTGTAATGCTGCTATTTTTTCATCATGCGTTAAATGAATAAATTGTTTTTCATCTAATTTTATAGTAAGAAAGTGCTCATTGTCAATAAGTTGAACAGAAAAACCTTTAGGTGCTTGTATAGCATGAAACGCTCTACGCATTGAATCTGTATACATTATCTGTTATCTTTCTTATCTACATAGTGAAATAAATCTTCTAAAGATTCCCAGCCAAGATCTTCTTTTATTTCTAATGCTGCAAGAAAAATATCCCATGTTTCATAAACATACTGCTTTGCTAGGACTGTTGGTTCAACTAATTCGTTATCAACTAAAAATGCAATTGGCAAACCAATATCATTGTACTCAATAAAATCTTTAAAATATTTATCAGACTTATAGTCCATCCAAAGTTCACCAAGGATGGCACACATTGATTCAAAGCTAGTTACATCTTCTCCATTGTTAGAGATTTCCACATCTCACCCCATTTTTCTTTTGTCCTGTGTCTACTGAACTCCCGTGATATTTCACCATTCTCTAAGTATATACCACCCCATACACCCCACTCTTTACTAGATACACCGTTAGCAAAACATATCTTTTGAACTGGGCATGACTGGCATAGATTATCTATGATTGGTCTCATAAGCTCATCATCTTCATACTTATCAAAAAATAAGTTTGTATCTGATCCTAGGCAAGCACCTTCATCTTTCCATAAGTGTTGCTTCATTTTTATTCCTTATATCTATTTGGAATATCCCAGCCATTACGATCAGGTACAAATGTCTTTGCCAAAAACCATTTACCATTACGACGAATTCCATTAACAGCAGTCTTGGCAACATCAGACTGCTTAGTTTCTACAACTGTCCAACCATCCCAATGTAAGTTGTAGTTCTTTGCTACAATCTGTTCCATTGTCTTTAAATCTTTTACAATCATTTTTTTACCCCTTAGTATCTAAAAATTCCGACTTCAATATTATTTTTTTCTGCAGTTGTAACAAGTCTTGATACAGCCTGCTTTGGCTTACCCAAAAATGCAAGATAGTTTACGCTAGATATGTTTTCTTCAACCCAGGAAGCAGGAACTTTATAGAACCTAATTTTTCTTCCACGAGATTTCATGCCTCTTTCTGATAGATTGCAAAACTCAGAAACAAAAGAGTTTATTGAAGCTGGCCCAGCAGAATAAACTGTAAACTCTTTGTCTCCATCTTGCATCCCAGAAAGAGCAACACTCATGGCACGAAGAAAGACTTGGTAATTATTAAAGTCAGCCGTTCCATGTACTGCTACTATCATCAGAATTTCCATTCTTTAAGCTATCCAGTATGAATAGCATCTTATCAATATCTCGCTTTGACATATTGTTTGTGTCAACTGGCCTAACAGTTTCTGAGTCTACTTCCCCATTTACTGCATCTGCCACATAGAACATATTGTTATGTACCCAGTATGCACTACCCTCTATTATCAGCACCTTTACCGTATTGTTACGAACATGCTTTCTTGATTGAGAAAGCATTTTTGGTACTTCAAAAAGATCTTTTGGTAAAAAACTTTTTACTATTTGATGAATACTACTTTGAGTATAAACAAGTTTAGCAAAATACTTTTTACGCTTTTTTACTACTATTAAAAGTATAGAGCAAAAGGTTATCAATGTCAAGCCAATAGATAAGGCTAGTATCATTTTTACCCCTTAAAATTAAACGGGCTGCCCTGCCAAAACTTTTTTTCTCTTTCAACAATGGCACGGCTCCAAGAAAATCCTGCATCGCCACCCCAAGCATCCCACATAATTCTTCCGTTAGATGGAAATTCTGGTCCATCAAAAAAGCCTTTACCTTTTTTATCTACTTCATGACGAGAAAAAAATGAATACATTCTCTTAACAGTATCAAGAGACATTGATCTTCCTGCAACTATATCGCTTGCTCTTCCCCAACCTACTGGAGTTCCAGCACCTGTTGCCTTTCCATCTTCTTTCCACTTCAAAGCACGACGTGCTGCAGCTTTCATGCCATCATTTGGTTTATATGTATCAGCCATTATTTATTAAACTTTCTTGGATCAAACTGCCCACTCCAAAGATCTAAGCTAATTGACTTTTCAGAACTATAGGTTCCACCACGACGTTTGTATTCTTGCACAACCCAAGCATTTGCAACGGCAGAAGGATAAACGTCAAACCTATCCTTTGCTGCTTGGACAACTGTTGCATAAAGTCTAGGATTTGTTGGTTTTGATCCACCACTTCTTGGCTTGATCATTTCTCCATAATTAGGCTTCTTAGCTTTTTCCATTTCATCTTCCATTTCATTTGACTTTTTAACAGGAACACAGTTAGGAACCATGCGACCATCTTTTTCTTTCATACCTTGTTGAGTATATCCAACCCAACATGCTTTTGTAATATTATCCCACTTATCCATCTCTTCGTCATCTGAATAATAATCTTCTGATTTGCCAATTGATGAATCATACATTGCCATAGCAACTTCAGAATCATAGTCTTCTTCATCATCTTCCATGCTATGATTGTTTATATCAATAATTTCAGCATCCTTGTACATCATTCCAATACTATATGCTGTTGGTTCCCACTTGCCATCTTCTTCTTCATAAATTCTAACAGCCATAGCTGGATTTTCTGGAGGCATAGATTGAATTGCATACTCTGTTCCAGGAACTCCGTATACTCCACCCTCAATCATAATGTGCTCTACCATGCCATGAACCATTCCTTCTGATGTCATGCCCATTACAAAGTCACCTTCTTTAATAACTTCCTGCATCATCATTGATGGATCAACTGCTTTGTTTTCAGTCTTCTTTTTTCTTCTTCTTTTTGGCATTGTTGCAGGCTTCTTCATACCAGCTTCAGGATTAATAAAATCTGATGGGTTTTCAGGGGTAGCTGATGATTGAATGGCTTTTGCATCCTTGTCTGACATAATTAACCTCCTGTTTACACTCTGATTATATCAGACTTATTGAGAGTCTATGGCTCTCTTGAGCTCCCTCAAAGACCATCTTTCTTCTTTGGAAAGCTTTGCAACCTCATTTTCATCATAATATTTATCATTTATATTTATTAGTGGGTCATCGCTGAAGAAGTCTATATCTACAAAACCTTTTTGCCAAAGAGACATTAGATCAGCATTGATGAAGTTTATATGTTCTTCGTATAAGTCTGGCATTAAATCTCTTATTTTAGGTGTAAGGGAGTACAGCATTTCTCCACTTTCTGGATCAATTCCTGCAAACTCAATACCACCCTCAAGTATAAGATTATCTACCATCTTACTTATTTCTTCGTCATTAAACATTTAGCATTTCCAATAGGCTATCTTTAGTTTGGGAACCAGTGGATCTGCTCACTATTTCTCCATCTTTAATAATGATAAAAGTTGGAACTGACTTAATTTCAAAAGCTTTAACAAGTTCCATCTCAGAATCTACATCTATAAGTTTAAATTTTATTACACTATCCTTATTGATCTCTTCTACAATTGGCCTTACCTTTTTACAAGGAGCACACCAGTCTGCAGTAAAGTAATAAGCAATAATCATTTACCAGACTTTTTTCTAGCCTTAGCAAGTGCATCAAAGTCTTTTACTTTGGTATCTCCCATATATCCCCAGGCATAACCATCGTTGATCATCATATCATTAAGAGATACTGTGTCTCCATTTATGTATACCCATCCTAAAATGCGACCATACTTTTCAGATGAGTCCATCTTCTCAGTCTTGATAATAACAGACTTAGCATCCTTTAGAGCTTTCTTGAGATACTCTTTAGACTCAATACCAAGAGCTTTCTCTTTAAGATCTTTTGTCCGAGACTCAGGAGTATCAATACCAGCGAGTCTTACACGGGACTGAAATAAAATATCAAAACCTAAATCAATAAGAACATCAATGGTATCTCCATCTACGACATTTTCTACTTTTCTTACATAATACTCATACATTTACTTTGATCCCTTTGCTCTTTGCCCTCTATAGCCAGTCTTTTTCTTATTCATAGAGCCTGGCTTTTTATACCCTGCCCCTGCTGGTGTTGCAGCAATTCTTTGCTCCAAAGCTTTCTTAATTTTATCGTTATGCTTTCCCATTAGTAATCCTTCCCCTTTGCTTTATTTTCAATTAACTTATCACGTTCATCAGTTATGCTAATCATAAAAGACATCATTTTTGCATAACCTTCTGGATTATCCATAATCTTATTATAGTGATGGCCACAAAACATTAGCTCTCCATTTATACCAGAAACCTTTACTAAAGCTTCTGCTGCACATGAGTCACATCTATCTGTTGCTTTAAGAACCCACTCTTTAGTTTCTACAGGGGTATCAATCATGGTACTCATATTATACCTACTTCTTTCTATTATCAGTGGAATAAAAACCACTGCCATTGAAAACTGCTCCTACATTAGAGTATACACGAACCAGTCTATGGTTGCAAGTTTCACAGGCATACCCTGGGTCAGAATCATTAATAGATCTTTCTTTAATAAATCTTATACCGCATGGCATACAATCATATTCATAAATAGCCATTTATTTACCTATCGTGAAGCCATGTCACTATAACATACTTAGTTCCAGATTCTACTGGATGAGCAATATGTCCATATGCATAGTTTGATGGGAATAGCATTAGTGTTCCAGCTTTTGGTTTAATTTTTACGTTTAAATGAGGAAAATCAATTTCACCACCAACATAATCATCATTTAGATATATTAAAACAGAAATACTTCTTTTGCTTTCAGTGCCTCCATCATAATGAAATTTATACTCTTCACCAGCAGAATACTTAAGAAGACCATAATGTTCAACATCTTTTATTTCTGCTTCTATTTTGAATATACCCCTGTAATTATGCACTGCTGAAGATATTAACTCATAACACCTATTGTTTATTTGTCTAAACACTTCATTAGACCTTGCAGCCTTGGTTATATTCAATCCAGAACTTGTTCTAATTGACTGAACAAAACCATTTCCAGCATGTATATCTGCATTGGTTTGTGATGGAACAAACCTAATATCTGAATCAATATCTGAAGTAAGTTCTAACACATCATCAATTGTTTTTGAATAATCATGCCAGATATTTTCATAAACAGCTATAGACCCTCCAACAATATAAGTTGGATTTATTGGAAATGAGTTGATATACATTACTTTATTCCTTTTCCAAACTTAGCCCAGACTCTTTCGTGCAAAAAATATCCAAGAGCTTCCCATCCAATGTAGATTAAAGCACCAAGGCTAGCATATTCCCATTCTCCAGTGAACAAATAAATAACACCTGCAACACCGACTAGATGAAAGGTTTCCCAGCTTGCTGTTTTAAGTAATGTTCTTTTTGTTGATTCCATATTACTTTCCTCTCAAAGCTTTTAGTGTTGCTTGATCTACAATTCCTGTTACTGGTAGAGCAGATTTATTTTGAAATGCTTTAACTGCCTTTTCAGTACCTGGACCAAAATCACCATCTGCTTTAAGGCCAAGTAACTCTTGAACCTTCTTTACAGATTCTCCTTTTGAACCAACCTTAAATGGCTTAAACTCTTTCTTAACTGGAGCAGGTGTTGCCTCAGTAGATGGTACAGATGGCTTTGCAACTACTCCGCCCTTTGAAAGCAATGGAACATTTTCTTCTCCAGCATAAACTGGACGACCCCAGCCAACTACTGCATTTAAAATACCCTTTTTATTTTTTACATAAGCACGAGTCTTTTCTACACACATTCCGCCATTACGTTGGTCTCCCTTAGCAGTTCCAGATGTGTTTCCTTCAATAACTTGGATAGTTCCATCGCCATTGTTCTTGATGCACAATCCAACATGCGAAATGCGATTTACACCATCATCTGGGAAATCAAAATAAATCCAGTCTCCTGGAGTTGGATCATCATTACGAGCATCGGCCCAACGATTATTCTTTTTAAACCAATCTGCTGCTGCAACTGTTGATGCAGTCTTTGGATACTTCTTTGGATCTAAGCCTGATGTAAATGCACACCACGAAACAAATGATTGGCACCAAGCTAAAAAGTTTGCACCAGACCACTTACCGTACTTTGTTTCATTATCTTTAGGACCTTCAATGGTTCCTACTTCTTTCTTAGCAACTTCAATAATTGCTTCTAAACTACCTTTTACCGCCATTTTTTCCTCCTATTAGGTATGACATTCTATTATATCATTACGAAGCTTTATCTGTCAAACGATTATGAGTTCTAATCCTATGACAGTTAGCACATACAACTTCACATTTTGATATTTCTTTTTTGATTGCTGCCCAAGAAAATCCATCGTGAATCATTCTTGATATATTATATTTTTTATCTTTTAGATGATCAAAGTCTAAAACTATATGGTTGCATTCTCCGCAGTCAACACACCCACTAGCCTCTTTAATTTCTTTTAGACGCTGCTTGAATTGCTGTTTGTTGTAAACTACCAATTCTTTTTCTGACATGGTTTTATAATTATACACCTAAATGTAAATGCCCCACACAGGTAATTCAGGCACGAAGGCCAGGTTATATATAAATGGGTAACTAAGCCATCTCTAAGGTCCTGTGTGGGGACTATTATATTTTACTACTTGATTTTAATAGATTTTGGCTTCTTTTCTTCAGGGACAATACGATCAACACTAATGTTTAGCATACCGTCCTTAAGTTCCGCCCCAGTTACCTCCATGTATTCACCAAGAGCAAATGATCGTACAAACTTACGAGCAGCAATACCTTTGTGAACCACTTCTGCATCTGTTACTTCTGTAATTTCACCTTTTATAATTAAGGTTCCATTATCTACTGATACATCAATATCATCCTTTGAAAACCCTGCAATTGCAAGAGACAATCTATATGTATCTTCATCTAGCTTGATAAGATCATATGGAGGATATGACTGTAGATTTGTTTTATGTGCTGTATTAAGACGACCCAACTCTCTGTTGAATCCAATAAAAAAAGGATCATTGAAAAGATCCATAGCAAATTGTGTTACCATTTTATTCCCCTTTCAAGCGAATAAGTTAATGTACCCCCAAAGGCAGTACAAATTTATTATATCATAGGTTAAGTCTTATTTAAAAACCTATATTTTTTCTAGAGCAAAAACTCCTTTAAGTCTTCTTTCTTCCTTTTTAAAACCACCAGTAACCGAGTGTGCCAACTTAAACAAGTCTGGAATTGCTAGATATCCTTGTTCCCACCTAAGAACCATTCTTATGTCTTCATTAAGGAGTACATTATTTTCAATTTTTTCACAAATAGAATTATACTCATATACTTCTTCTTTTGTTGGCACTCTACCATCAAATAAGGTTAAAGTTGATCTATCACCAAATTGAAACCTTATTCCTTTTTCATTAGTTATCCAGTGTTTTTTAGACATACCATATGTAAAATTCTTTTCTTGATAAAAATCCATTCCCTTTTTTTCTTCGTCTAAAAGATCTTGATTTCTTTTTTTATAAAAAGCTGTTACAGTTGCTTTATCCAAGAAGTCTTGTTCTTCTTTACTTAAGATAGAATACAAACTAACCATATCTACAAAATATGTTTTACCAGAATCAGGATCACACTTAAAAAGTTCCATATTCCATATTCCCAAGGTATGGGATCTATCTCTAACCACATGCTCTATGTGCCAATGAAGCAATATATCATCTTTGCCAGCATAAGGGTTACTATCTATATGTTTGTGGTGGTCTTCAATATAAAAGTCTACAGAGTTTTCTCTTGTTATTGGATAACAATTTAGTTCATCACCTAAAATTTTTGCTATTTTATTTTGCATCAATTCATCGCAGTTAGCATTTTTAAACACTACTATATTATCTGATAAAAATTTATTTTTATAAAATTCAATATTGTTTTTTATTGAATCTATCCCTGGAAATTCAATTGGTTCTATATTAATCATATAAACATCCATTTCTATAGAATTACTTATTTATTATACCAGAGGTATAAAGTTGGAGCGGATAGCGGGAATCAAACCCACACATTAACCTTGGCAAGGTTACGCACTATCACTATGCAATATCCGCATTGCTGGTCTGGCAAGATTTGAACTTGCGACATGGGCATTAACAGTGCCCCGCTCTGCCAACTGAGCTACAGACCATAACCTTTTACTTTAGTATATCAACCAATACATCAGTTTTTGTATTACGACCAACTGCCTTTTGAGTAATAGACTTCATGTAGTCATACGTTGATTGATATGTGCCCTTATAGTTTTTGGCCCAGTAAGCAGAAAATGCTGCAGTTGCTGCTGATGTTCCAACAGATCTCTTTACTTGAGTGTTAAATGATTCAAGCGCATAGAAGTCTACAGTAGGTCCTCCATTTGAAAATGGAGAAATCGCATTATCTGCAGTTGCTCCAGCAATTGTTACTGCTGAAGGAATGCAGGCTGGAAAATTAACTCTGTTAACATCTCTGTTATTTCCTGCAGCAAACATTGTAGCAACACCCATAGAGGACAATGTGTTAATGTTGTTAATCAACAAGTCGTGCCTTGTAGTTATTGGACAGTAGTTTGCTCCAGTTCTTACATTGTGATTACCTAAAGATGCAGACACAGAAACGATATTATACTTTTCCTTGTTTGCAATTGACCAACTAAGTGCATTTGCAATTTCAATATCACTAAATGTAGAAATCTTGCCATTTGGCAATACTCCAGCAATGCGAATAAAAATAATGTTTACATCTGGATTTACTTTATTTGCAATAAGAGACATGATTGTTCCATGCTCAAATCCACCAGTTAGTGCCTGAGAAGATGGTAGAGTTGCAGATCCAAGCCCTTCTTGAAACTTAGTTCCATTTGGGCATGGTCTGCTATCTAAAATACAAACCTCTTGTACTAGCTTTGCTTTTAATACAGGTATAGAAGAATCAATTGCTGTATCAATGATTACAATTGATTTATCTACTGATGCAGTTGCTGGTTGCAAGAAAGCCAAACCAAAAACTGCTACTAATACCACTGCTACTTTTTTCATTTTATTACCCCTTTTATTGTTGTTTGTTTATTATTGTTTTATTCTGAACACTACTTGGCACGGATCTCCGCCGTCTTCCCATTCTTGCATTTCTTCTTCACTCATATATGGATCTCCATCATGAGTATTGCAGAACGGCTCTGTTATCCATCCCCTATCAATTCCATTTTCAAGCCAAATATCAAACTCATTAAAGTCTGACTCTTTGTTTTGAATGTCCTTTAAAATTTCATCAAATTCATCGCTCATATATAAAGTATACTAAACAATTAATTCTTTGTCAACTGGTATAGAAAGTATCCATGTAGGTAAACAATAACGAACCTTATCTCCACTTACAGTTTTTACTTCATGAAGATATTTTTCTCCAGTTTTAAATATCATTAGTGAGCCAGAAGATGGTTTAATTTTTATATTAAGGTTTACAAATGACAGTTCTCCACCTTCATAGTCATCATTTAAATAAATAACAGTTGCGTAATCTTTATTTAAATTATTAAAAGTATCATATGTTTCATCTATATGAGCATTCATATTATCTTCAGGGCGCTGTCTAAGAATTCTACCTAGGCCATGAATTATAGAACCTGGCATAAGAAACAAAAGTTTATTAAATTTATCTCTAGCCATAGCTGCTATGTGTTCATTGTTGTAGTCATAAAACTTGTTATTCCAGTCTAAAGATTGAAAGTTGTTTAACTTTGTCCAGTCTTCTTCTGAAGTCTTATCTATAATGTTAGTAAATATCTCTAACTCATCCTTAGATAAAAAATTTGGAATATAAAATATGTTATCCTCAAGTTTTTCAACATCTATAAATCCACATTGATCAAGAAGCTCTAAACTTATCATTATAAACTAACCACATCTACTGGACCCATGCAGGATGGGCTAAATCTAATTGCTGCAGATACCGCAGATACTACACGGTTTCTTGCATTCTTTTGCTTATCTGTTGCATACAAAACTCCATAAGCATACTCAGCTCCAGAACCTATAGATAAATATGGCAGGGTATATTTAGATAAAGACATATCGGCAGAACTATGCTCATAGATCTCACCACGAATTCCAATAATTAAACCAAGATCTCCATCCTTAGATGTGTCAACCCAGAACTCATTATAGAATTCACGAAGCTCTTTAATAAACCTAGTCTGCATAAACTTATCAGTATCTTTAATATTTGGAGGTGTTGGTTTAAAGTTATAACGGATTCTTTCTCCGTCCATTGATCCAGCATATCCAATAAGATATGGACCAATCTTCCAAACTTTTGGAGCATCAAGTGCTAAAATAGTTCCATCATCTGAGGCACCACGATCTCCAGCCATGTAGATTTTATCTTCATGTTTTACTACAGCAATACAAGTCATGCATAAACCCCTTTAGATGATTACTTTTAAGTATACCAGATACCCCATATAGTGTCAAGTAATGTGCTATTTAGTCAATAAAATCATCAAGATAATCAATCTCATCTACTGCTTGTGTTACAGTAGGTGAAGATGTCTGAATAGACTGTTGTTCATATGGCTGGGAAGTTTCTGTAACTTCTGAGCTTCCGCCATTTTTACCAATCAAAATACCAGCAAGTGTTCCAGTAATAAATGTTGCGACAGATGACAAAACATTAAAAAACATTTTATCATTTTCTGACTGCTCACCTATTGGTTGTGTTACAAAAACAAGGGCATACAAAATACCCATTGTTGTAAATAGCAAAATTGTTCCTAATGTCATTCCAAGAAAAAACTTTAATCTTGCATCTAGTTCGTCTGATGTATATCTTTTTCTACTCATTTACGCCACCCTCCATGGGATCAAAACCAAGTATGTCTTTTGTGCATAATCCATCTGCTAAACAGACTGGTGGATTACACTCTTTATTATACCAGTTAGCTGGGTCGTGGCAGTCATAACGATATCTATTTTCTAGCATACCGCATGAAGTTAGGGCTAATGAAAGCACTACTGCAGATACGATAGATAATATTTTCTTCATATCTTGTATTATACTACTCTTCTTTGTTTCTAAAAGGACTAGTTAATATCCATAGACCTGTGGTTGCTATGATTCCGTATCCAACTATAGTCTTTGCACTTCCGTCCAAAACTACCCAGGCAATAAACATTCCAAGGAGAGTCCATGCCTGGTCTATTAGATCCTTAACTATATTCTTTAGTATTCTTACCATTTTCTTCCTCCTCTTGAACCTGGTGAATTGGCACCTGAAGCACCACCTCCGCCAGAACTTCCTCCACCTGTGCTTCCACCTGTTGCTCCACCTGCAGCAACTGCTGCTGCATTAATTGCTGCTCCTGCTGCTACAACTGTAGCTACAACCATCTCTGTTGCTTCTTCTCTTTCTGCCTCTGTCATATCTGCACCAATACTTCCAAGGGCTGCTAATGCTGCTCCTGGGTCAGTAAATGCTGCTTCTAATAATGCTCCTGGGTCTTGAACTAATTCTATGTTTGCAGCAACTTCAGCAGTAATAATAA